TCCCTATGAGGATCGCTGTAGTCACTTCCTTGTTCGGTGCGTATGACCCGCTTTCCCCACCGCCTGCGGGATTCGATGACGCCGTGTGCGTAACGGATTCGCCGGATGATATCCCTGACGGGTGGCGCGTCGTCATGGAGGCACACCCTCTTGCCGACGATCCACGCCTGTTGAGTAAAGGCGCGAAGATGCAGCCGTGGCGTTACACGGACTGTGACGCGGCGATTTACCTTGACGCATCCATCGAAGTAACTTCCCCAAATCTGCGCGCATGGGTAGAACCGCAACTAGCCGCTAATGATCTGGTTGTGTGGTCGCACCCGGAAGGTCGGACCTGTTATCGGGATGAGGCGGCGGTCTGTTGGGACTGGCCTAAATACTCGGGGTATGACTTGCGCGGTCAGATCGCAGCGTATGAGGCAGACGGGATGCCTGCGGGTTGGGGCTTGTTCGCGTGCGGCATGATCGGCTGGCGATTCACAGACAAGGCTAAGGCGTTCGGGGACGCGTGGCTAGGGGAGCAACATAAATGGTCGTGCCAGGATCAAGTATCTTTACCTTACCTACTGTGGCGTGAGGGCAAGGCGTTCGGTATCTGGCCTGCGAACCAGTACCAGAACCCGCACATTCGCGTCAGGTGGGATCGGCGTGCCGTGGGCAACGGACCTACCGCAACACATTAGTGTCGGATTATGGCCTACGTTTACATAGTTGCTAGCAAAGAAGATGCTTACGAGTCAGCCGTATTCTCCCGAAAGGGGGAAGCGATTGACTATGCCAAGATGATTCGGGCAGTAGCCGTGGATCAAGTGGAACTAAATAGCCCTAACTCTGAACGCGAGGTATGGAATATTAACGAATAGTCTTTAGTCAGCCCCACAGTAAATGGTCGGGGTGCTTATGCCCCCAATGATGCGCGCACAGGCTATCGGGGTGCGGCTCACCCCACGGCGTATCAGTCCACGGATTGCAGTACCTAGCGGGTAGCACAGGCGTATCCGGGTACTGCTCTTCCTTGATCCGGGTCAAGAGTTTGGGTCCGGTCTGCCAGTCAATCGAACGCGTTTCCTTAGCGATGTTGTCGGGGATCGCGTCAATCACCGCACGAATAAGCGGCTGCTCCGGGGCACTCATCATCCAAGCGTTAGAGAGCAGCCAATCGTCAATCTCATTCGCAAGCAGAACATCCATCTGCGTGAACTCGTCAGGGATCGGGCGCAGCGGTTCCATATCGGTGTTCACATACAACCCGCCGTAACGGTACAGCAGTTCGTAACCTAACAAGTCTGCTTGCGCTACCTGAATGATGCTGGTTGTCTTTGCCGCTCCCGCAATCGGGGTCCACTCATTTCCGCAGTTCACGAACAGCGATTCGTTAATGAGTGGTGGGCGGTTGTCGTAACCCCATTCGATCACTTGCCAGTCAGGGTTCAGTTCCTTCCAACGTTCGCCGTACTGAACGTACTCGTTGGGCATTTCGCGTGGTCCGAACCATGCGCGGTGTATCAGTTTGGGGATCGCCACGTTACGCCCTCATTCTCACGGAACCAGTTAACGGTACGTTCGATGCCTGCCGCGAGCGGCGTGAAAGCATCCGGGGTGACACCGATCAGGTGCAGAGTCTCCACGTTCGCTGACACGACGGTGCCCAACTGCTTGACGGCGCGGTTCACGGCGATGCGGTCTAGCGCAGGCATCGCTTCCATCACGGCATCCTGCACGACCTTGACCCGCTGCGGGGTGGACAGGGGACCGCCTTCCGGTTCCCCGGCACGCATCGGCACGGATTCGATAACGGCTGTGGGGATGAACCGCTGTACCGCGTGCGCCACATCCAACACGGTTAACGGTTCACGGTTGCCTACGTCAATGGGGTGGGCTGGCACTACATCGTCGCTAGCGGCTTCCAGAGCCGTGACGAATACGGCTGCTACGTCGCCTACCCATACGGTGTCGCTGAACTGTGTACCGCCTCCGTAGAGCCGCATAGGGTCACCTGAGAGCGCGGAGCATACGAACGAGGGCACGATCTTGCGTACCTTGCTAGGTCCGTAGGGTGCGGGTGCTGACTGGCGTGGACCGTAAGCGTTCATCGGCCTAACGGCGGTAACGCGTAACCCTCTGTCCTCGCGGTACATCTTCACGAACTCTTCCCCGCACGCCTTAGTGAGACAGTAGGTGCCGCGCCCGATCCCTGAGTTCCCGACAGCCGCGAACACCACGGGCAGGTTGTAGCGGCTAGCAGCCTCGAAAACGTTAAGGGTGCCGATGATGTTTGTCTCCGCAGCAGGTCGCGGGTTGTCGATAGTCTCAGCCGTGCCCAACACAGCCGCTAGATGAATGATGCCGTCAACGTGGGCGGCGAGTTCATGGACGATGGTTTCGTCCCGCACATCACCCAACAGCGTGTTAACGCCACGGGATTTGTGATCTAGGATCAGCGGTTTGTGACCGCGCCTGTGTAGTTCGTCCTGAATCCAACTGCCAATGAATCCGTTACCGCCCGTGATTCCTACGATCACCGCATACCCCTCACGTTACGTTCCGCTGCTGCCATGTCCGTGCGTAGTGTGATGTTGTCCCCGTGGATGACGTATTCATAGTCGATATCGGGGGAGGCGTGGAAGCGCGCCCCGTTACGCGCGGCGTCAATCCAAAACATCCAATCTTCACAGACCATATCCCGGTATGGTGACCGCTCCCAGACCCAACGCCGGAACGGTGAACCTGAGAACACTAGGTTGTGTGGGGATTTGAGTATGTCTGCGCGGGTTGCGTGACGCGCTGGCAACCATTGACCCGACAACTGAATCCCGAACATATAAACGTCTGCGTCTGTGTGGTCTAGGTTGTTGAGTGCGTGAGGGAAAATCACATCATCTATGTCCATCTTGCACACCCACTCCGTGTTAACGGCGGCGATAGCCTCATTCACTAACACCTGAGGGTGGTTAACGAACGTGCCGTGAGCCTGCTTAAATACCGCGCTAGACAAATGCACTTCACCTAGTGTGGCTATTGCTGACGGCACATCATCGGTCACGATCAGTACCCGGTCAGGTTGCCGTTCCAGCATTGTGACGGCGCGCATCCAACGCGGCAGGAACGCCCGGTATTTGTCCCCGTAAGCGACGGCTACTAGGCCGATGCTCACAGCGCGTCCCACGTTTTACGGTCGATAACACCTGTCACCTTGAGCCCCTTACTGTCCTGAAACTGTCTGACGGAGAGGGCTACTGTGCGACGGTATCTGCCGTCTAGTGGCCCGTCGTAGCAGCCGTGTTGCGCTAGCCGCGACTGTGCCCACAGCACAAGTGTCCCCCTGTCGTCTAGGTCAAGGGGATGCCTGTAGTCGGGGCGGTCTTTGGGCGCGATGCTGCCGCTTGTGTGTGTCATTAGTTTGCGTGAACCCTTACGCATATCCGGTATCCTAATGGTGCGAACGTGATAACTGAATGATGCCACCCGCACGGAGGAAACATGACGTATGAAACGCCGGATTGGGTGGAGTTCGTTAGGGACGCCGCAATCGTTTTGGGTTTCATCGTCGCGCTGGTAGCCGCGCTAACAGCAGCCGGAAAGTTTTTCATAGTCAAACCACTTGAGCGTTACATAGATGAGCGCACGCCCCGTAATGGTGGGAAGTCGTTGGGTGACTTGCACACTAAGGTGGATGCGTTAGGGCACAGGATGACGCGGATCGAAACTGAGATCGTGCGTTTGGATGATGAACTTGACGCCCTCTAAAAAGCCTTCATGGAAACTCCGTCGCCGTGCCGTATTCGGAAGCCTGCTGTTCGGAGTCGCTGTCATCGTCTATGTCGCGCTGCGGTGGGATGACACAGCACTCGCACAAACGTTAGCGTTAGGCGGGTTTGGTTTGATCGGCGCTGTCGTCGCGGCATATGTCGGGGGTGCCGCGTATGAGGATGTGAGAAACTATCAGACAGACGCCGCATACCTGAGCGGCGAACCTGAGATAACAGATTACGGCTTGGAGGGCGAAGATTATGTGGAGCGGTAAGTGGTGGATGCTCGCCACAGAGAGGGCCGCTAAGACGGCTGCGCAGATCGTCCTCACCATCGGTGCAGGCAACGCATTTAACCTGTTCACGGCTGATCTACAGTCCATTTTGGGGCTTGCGTTGGGTGGCGCTGTCCTGTCCTACGCAACGTCCATCGTGTCTAGTGAGATCACTAAGAGCGACGATCCGACTCTGCTGCCTAAGTCTGTGCGGGATGAGCCGTGAGCGGCATATGGCTTAAAGACCTTGCCGACATTCTCCGCAAGGCTAACGTTTCCGTTATCGAAGAGTCGTATAACCGTGGCCCGTATGCGGGTAAGTCGTGGAAGCAGGTTGGATTTAACGGTCAGGGCTACCGCCAGTTCCGTTACATTCTCTGGCATCACGACGCGTCACCGCATGGTGATTCGCCCGGTGCGCTTGAGTGGATGAAATACATGGAGATCGCCCCGGCAGGCGCGATTTGGGTTTGCTCCGGGTGCAACGGTAAGCACGCGTCAGGCACTTGGCATTTGATCGCCGCTGGTTTGTCGAACCATGCAGGCACAGGCGGTTACGACCCGAAAAAGGGCGGCAACACTTGGAGCGTTCCGAAAGATGGAATGAACGCCGTCAGCCTAGGCATCGAAACAGACCACACCTACAACGAGTCGTGGAAGGGTCGCAAAAAGCAGGCGCAACTTAACTCCCTGCGCAGGGGAACAGCCGCGATCATGCTCGCTTACAACCTTGACCCTAAGCCCGGCTTGCTCCGTCATCTGGATTGGACGAACGGACTGATCGACGGTAACGGCAAGTTCACTACCTACGGTCGCAAAAACGATATCGACGGTCTAGACCTTGCCGACGAACGCGCAACCGTTAAGCGCATCATCGGTGAACTCCGCAAGGGCGGGGAGCCACCGAAACTGCGCGCCACCCGCAGACAACTCGCACGCACACAAACAGCCGCGCAAGAGCGCAAGGCTGCTGGCGAGTCCATCACCGGATACCCCACCTTCATCCGTAAACTGCGAGACAGGATCACCCGACTCACAAAGGGGTAACCCCGATGCCGTCACTCGCAGACGCACTATCAGCAGCCATACCAAACAAAGGTGGACCCTCATGCCACCTATGCGATGTAATAACAGACCTGCCTAACGCCGACAAGGAAGCGTTAAACGCAGCCATGAATGATCGCCGCATGACAGCAACCATGATCACAAAAGCACTAACAGATAGCGGCTATGATGTAGGCGTAGCAAGCGTACGACGCCACAGACGCGGCGAGTGCGCTGCACAGAACGTGGGATGACGCGCGCCCCACACAGGCGGGGAGCGGGACGCGAGTGCGCCCCTCTCTCAACTCCCCTCCCCGCCACCCCACCACACGTTAAAACCAACTAACCGGACGCGTTAAAAAAGGGCACAGGGGCGGCAGTATCCTAGAAAGCATGCAGACCGAAGGGCCACACCCCATGAGCGAAACAGCATCGGTCAAAACAGAGGATCAGATCGAAGCCGCCGTACTCGCCTACCTCCGCGACGTATACGAAGACCCCGCAATCATCACCGGGTGGGTTGTGATCGCTGAGTTCGTGGACTCTAAGGGGATACCTGACCTGCACGCGTTCGCCACAACAGGTATGCCCTACTGGAAGATTAACGGCATGTTGGATGCGGCCCCGTCAGAAATCGCCTACACCTATGACGATGACGATGAGGACGATGACTGAGATCGCGTCCCTGAGCCGTGACCTTGACCGCCTCATCCGGGTAGTCGGAGAAATGAAACAAGCCGACTTGGATACGTTGGAAGGCGTGTTAGAGCGTGGCCTGATTCATGTGATGGTGGAACGTCAATTGCGGGTGCATACAGGCGTGTCTGCGTTGCGTCCGGTGTCCTGACTGACAGACTTACGCGCGTGCCTTACTTCACGCAGAACAGGGAAATGCGCCGTGATGGTGTGTGGAACTTTACGCTTCCGGCGTGGGTAGTTGAGTTACCAGACGGTTCGCATTTTAACGTGTGCCCTAATGCGGGTGCGTGCGCGAAGTTCTGCTACGCCCGTAACGGAACATATCTGTTCCCCAAGGTGCGCGGTAAGCATCTGTCTAATCTGCTGCTTGTGCGTGATAACCCTGATTGGGTGAACATCCTCATGGGTGAGTTACGGCATAAGCGATTCACGCAGACGGGTGTGCCGCGAGTGATACCGGGGCTAGACGACACCGGGCACCTGTCCCCGTGGGCGAAGCATTGGCTCATGGTGGGTGGGGCGGCTGTGCGTATCCATGACTCCGGGGACTTTTTCTCCCGCGACTACCTGAACGGGTGGAGGCAAATCGCGAAGCGCAACCCGCACATCCTGTTCTATGCGTACACGAAAGAGGTCGCGATGGTGAAGGATGCGGGACTGAACCCGGCAAGTAACTTCCTTACCTGTTACAGCATGGGTGGGCGGCAGGATCATCTGATTGACAGGGCCACGGATAGGCACGCAGATGTGTTCCCTGACGAACAGGCGTTAACGGATGCGGGTTATTTCAATCAGCACGCGAGTGACCTGCTGTGTGTTCTCGCGCCTAGTGACCGAATAGGCATCCCACAAAACAACATCCCCCACTTCCGTAAGGGTCTAGCGGGTCGCACGTTCTCGCAGGCGCAACAGGACCGGGCACGGGTAGTGGTGGCATAGTGGCGATAAAGGCAGCACGCATCCGGCTCATAGAACAAGCCGCCTGCCGGGAAGCAGACCCCTATATTTTCAACTTCACAGACGGACCATTCGTGTTCATGGCTCTGCGCTACTGCGACCGATGCCCGGTAGTGCGAGAGTGCGACGAATTCGTGCGCCCACGGAAATCCTTTTACGACGGTGTAGCGGCAGGCAAGGCGTGGCGTAACGGTGAGCGTGTAGAACCTGACAGCGATGGGCGTAGAATCCCCACCGCTCGCGGTAAACTAACAGAATGATGAGTCCCCTCACGGCTTACGCGGTGTCAGTCCACGAACTGTACCTAGCGTTTCGTGAGGCAGGATTCACGGAGGCTCAGGCAATTTTTCTGACAGCGCAGAGGATGAACGCAGATGCCAAACGATAACGTCGGGTCGCATAAGGATGAGTTCATCGAACTAGGGTCTAGTGGTCTGCGCCGATCCGGTGGAACCATTACGGAAGAGTTCCTTGCGAACCTGCAAGGCGTCAAGGGCTTTAAGGTCTACCGTGAAATGCGGGACAACGATCCCGTTATCGGGGCGATGCTGTACGCCATTGACAAGGTGATTACCCGCCTTGAGTGGCATGTGGAAGGTGACGACGAACGTACTGCCGTGTTCGTGCAAGAGTGCCTAGATGATATGTCGGACTCGTGGGATGCGACGCTACAGAACATCCTGTCGATGCTTGTTTACGGATGGTCTTTCCATGAGATCGTGTACAAAATCCGGGGCGGGTTAACGGATGATGCGCGTACGTCGTCACGGTTTAAGGATCACCGCATCGGGTGGCGCAAGTGGCCCGTGCGCGCGCAGGAGACTTTGCAAGAGTGGATGATTGACGAGCGTGGCGGTATTCAGGGGATGGTGCAGATCGACCCGTCCGGTGGCGGGTTGCACCGTATCCCTATCGAAAAGGCGTTGCTGTTCCGCACGACGACGAACCGCAATAACCCTGAGGGCTATTCGCTGCTGCGTAACGCATACCGTCCGTGGTTCTACAAACGGCGTATCGAAGAGATCGAAGCGGTCGGCATTGAGCGTGACCTAGCAGGTTTGCCTATGGCGTTTGTGCCACCTGAGTATTTGATGAACACGGCGAACCCCGCGCAAAAGGCTGTGCTGCAAGCGATCACGGATATCGTGCAGAACGTTAAGCGCAACGAGCAAGAGGGCATCGTGTTCCCCGCCGCTTACGATGAGCAAGGTAACAGGGTGTTCGATCTGCAACTGCTGTCCGCTAGCGGGGGTAGGCAGTTCGACACGGGTGCCGTTATTCAGCGTTACGATCAGCGCATTGCTATGTCGCTGCTGTCTGACTTCCTGCTGCTAGGGAGTGACCGGGTTGGGTCGTTTGCGTTGGGTACGGCGAAGATTGACCTATGGACCCTCGCAGTAGACAGTATCGCTAAGACGATCGCGGAGGTTGTGAACCAGTACGCGATCCCCCGCCTGCTAACGCTTAACGCTATGCGTACCGATAAGTTGCCTTATCTCACTTACGGTCAGGTCAGTAGCGTGGAACTGAGCGACGTTGCCGATTACGTTTCGAAACTGGTCGGGGTGGGTGCGATCATGCCTGACCCGCAGTTGGAAGAGCATTTGCGCCAGTTGGGTGATCTTCCTGATTCGCAGCCTCTCGTTTAGGCTGTTGCCGTGTTGCGGTTTAAGGCGCGTCGCCGTCAGTCGCCTGCGCTGAAACCTCAGGGCGAGTTGACCGCGAGTGAACGTCGCGTTATTCGCTTGTTGGATGAGGCGATGCAGGCTGTCGCGCGGCAGGCTCAGTCGCAGTTGACGCGTATCGCTGACGCTGTAGCGCATAAGCCGGAAGGTGCTGTGGCTGATCTTGTCACGGTGGACCCGTGGTATGACTTGCAAGCGAAGTTGGAAGCGGAGTTGCTTGCCGAGTTTTTGGATGCGGGTTCGCGGGTGCAGTTGCCTGCTGTGCAAAAGGCGACACTTAATTTCGCGTTTGACCGGGACCGTCCTGAGTCGGCGGCATGGGCGCGCACAGAATCCGCGAACCTAGTGCGGGAGATCACGGAGGGTCAGCGGCAGACGATCCGTGACGTTATCGTGTTTGGGCAGGAACAGGGGTTGTCCCCGCAGGATACGGCGCGGAGGATTCAGCAGAGCGTTGGGCTAACCAGTCAGCAGGCAGGTTGGGTGTCGAACTTCCACAGCCGTCAGGTATCGCAGGGGCTCGCTGCGGGGATGACGCTGGAACAGGCTATGGCAGCCGCTAACGGTCCCACGGGGAAGTACCAGCAGCAGATACACCGCTACCGTTCTATGACGATTGCGCGTACTGAGATCATGCGCGCGAACAGTCAAGGCAGGCAGGCGGCGTGGGATCAGGGATTGACCGGGGGTTGGATCAGTCCCACATCGAAAAAGGAATGGATTGCGGAGTCTGACGCGTGCGATATCTGTATGCCTTTTAACGGGACGCGTGTGGACGTTAAGGGGCAGTTCCCCATCGGTGAGCCTCCCGCGCACCCGAACTGCCGTTGCGATGTGCTGCTGATTCCTGACCCGGTGCCTGCTGATCTTGCGGGTATGTCGGGTGCTGAGTTGGATTCGCTGATCGGTGATTTGTTGTCGGGTGATTTGTTGCCGACTGTGCCGACTCCGGGCGCACAGCCGTTGCCGTCTGTGCAGTTGCCGTCTGTCGCGCCGACTAACGCAGCGCGGCATGGGTTCGACTATTTCGCCGCTGACGAGTACGCGTACTTCATTGACAAGGTGGACCGTTACAAAAAGGCGGGAAGTAGTAACCCGGAGGACACGATCCTTAAATCCATGCTCAAGGATCAAGGGTTTGACGCGAAGCCCACGCTTGTTGACGATGCGGCGTTCCAAGCGTTGCGCGAGGACGACGCGTACACCTACATGGGGCGCGGCTTGTCTAACGATGAGTCCGTTAACGTGGAGTGGTTCGCGGAGAACTTTAAAGACGGTGAACTGTTCGCGGGTCGCGGCATCTTTGGTAACGGCACCTACATGACGCCAGACGAGGAAGTCATGCAATGGTTCTCCCGTTACGCCGCTGACGGTTCGCCCCGCGCTCACGGCACGATTGTGGATTCGTTGCTTAAGCCTGACGCGAAGGTGATTGACTATGACGACGCGTACAGGATGATGCAGGAAGCGACGCCGTATTCGGAGCGCAAAAAGTATTTCGATGCGACAGGGCATGGCTACACGGCACCGAATAAAAAAACAGATGATCGTCTGTATGGGCTCATGGACGTAGGGCGATGGGCAGTAGCAAACGGATACGACGCAATCCGAATCCCAAACCCGGTGATCGGTGGCAGCCCCATCGAAGCCACCTACTACAATGTGTTAAACCGGGGCGCTCTCGTTGTCAGGCGCACAACGAGGGACCGCGACCCCGCATACAACGACGTAGGCGAATAAAGGGGTAACAAATGGACAGGATTATTAAGTTCGCGCAGTTGGATGCAGCCGTGGGGCGCATCAAAGATTGGCTAAACATCGAAGTGCAGGAACAGATCATTACGGCGGCGCGTGAAGCAGGGTCGATAGATCGGATGCCTGAGCCGTACAGGTCGTGGCTTGGCATGGAGTTTGACGAGTTGCCGCCTGAGGTTCTGGAAGTTAACTACGGGGAGATTGTGGCTGCGCGGGAAATGGATTGACCCGCCCTCCGGGGAAGCGGGGGACGGGCCAAACCAGATTAGGGCGCGGTCAGTCGTCGTCGTAATCCTCGTAGTGAATCCAACCGCTGTCGTCGCCGTACAGTCGCGTTAGCACTTTGCTGATTGCCTTGCTTTCGCGCTGTGTTACCGGGGTCATGCTCAGGTCGTGAAGATCGCTTGCGGAGTCGCCGTACCATTGCCAGTAGCGTCCTGCCATATCGCGTAGCCGCTTCATGCTGATCTGTGATGGGCGTAGACCGTCGCGTAGCAGGTTAAGGATCGCGGCGTGTGTATGTGGCGCGTCGGGTTGCATGGTGATGTGCAGGGTGATGATCGTGCCGCTCATGGGATGTGCCCCTGAACTCTCGCAGACTCTAGGCAAGCAGCACAGGTGACTGAACTAGGGAACCCGGTGACGGTCGCAGGGTCTTTCAGTCCGGTGATCCCGCAGTAGGTTGCCCATCCCGGTCCCCCAATTAGGTGCCGCGCGGTCATCGTGTTACCTCCGCGTACTGCTGCAACAGCGCAAGGCTGACGGTGTGCGACGGGGCACTAGCGCGGTCTGTATCTATCCTGTAGTAGACGGTTCCCCGCGCGACACGGGTAACGGTTGCGTACTGTACGCAATTGGCCCGGCGACCCATGCGCCATTTTGGGAGGGTGAAGCGGGTGCCGCGCTTGATCGTGGCGGTCATGCCGTCACCGCCTCTCCGAACTCATAGGACCGGAAAGCGTGAGCGCGGTACGCGAGTTCGCCTACCTGATCGCAGTACACGTTAGTGATCTCGCCCTTGATCCACCGCTTGCCTGCGCGGTTAAAGACGCGGCGCACGGTGTAGGTGTCTGTTCCCTCGCTGTAGTCGATTTCGACGGTGTAGCCGCTGGCGACGGGCAGAATGAGTGTGCCGTCTGTGAGTCGGACGCGACCGCCGCTGATCGCGAAGATGGTCATGCGACCAATCTGTTCGGTGAGTGTGGCGGCTTGTTCGGTGTTCATTGTGGTTCCCCTCTGTTTGGCCCCGTGGGGCGTGATGGAACGAGTCTAGCAGGGTCAGGCTGTAGGTGCAAGGCGATTGGGCATCGGACCCGGCTCAATGTCCTCCCGAACCCAATTGTCCGAATAGACCGAATCGCGGGTCACGGGGTCAGCGAAGCACTCATACGACAGGTGATCGTTAAGCAGTTCACTCATCCGGTCCAACCAGTCGTCAAGGCTGCCCTTCCACGGTGCCGCCGCTGACGGGTCGAACTGTCGCATCGTGCCGTCCCTGACCATCGCATCCGACAGGTCATCGGACAGGATGAACAGGCTTGCCCAATGCTCACGACCGGGGTAGGTCAGACCCGTGACCCTGGCGAGTCCCCAACCGCGCATGGAGGATGAGAACTCTGTGGCGTTTATGCAGCACATGCCGCGCGCCTCTTGCGGGTCTTTGTACGCCTTGCCACGCCGCGCCATTATGAAGCCTCACCTTCCTGAGCCTCACGCAATGCCGCTACCGCATCGCGGCGAGTGGGAGAGTCTGCAAGCGTGTAGCCGTTAGGGGAGTAAGCGATCCACCGCAGGTAACGCTTATCGTGTGTGCCGCCGCGTGGATGGAACTCGCTCCGGGTGTATTCGACGCGCCACAGCGTTCCCCACGGCACCGCGATCTGGCGTGCGTCAGCATCCATTATGTTGACCGCGCGCTGCACCTTGACTGGCATCATCGCGTGACTTCCTTCCTGACCGTTACGGCGTACCTGAACGGGGCATCGTCAATGCGCTGCACCCGCATGCAGCACATGCCGCGCGCCTCTTGCGGGTCTTTGTAAGCCTTGCCGCGCCTAGCCATTAGATCGCCCCCTGGTAGCAGTTAGCGCACAGCGCACGACCGTCATCGCTCACGGTAGTAGCGATCCCCGGACACCCCTCACACGAGGGACAGGCGCAGCAGAGCCCCGTATCTTCCGCGTCCCACTCTTGACTCTTCCCGCAGTTGTGGCACTTGCTAGCCATTAGCGCACCCCCGTCTGGCTTCCCGATGAAACCTCTGCGGAACCTTGTGCCACCCGTTATCGAACAGGGTGGGCAGAGCGCCGCCCTCCATGTAGGCGTAAGCGCGCTCTAGTTCTCCGTCGTCGTCGTTGCCGTCCCGCCACATCAAAGCGATATCTGCGTTCGGTAGGGCATCTTTGCGGCACTCCGCGAGTGTGTCCCAAAACCCGTGGGCGATTATGTCGCCGTGTTCGTCAGTTACTTCCCAGGTCCATTCGTAGCAGTAGGTCATGCCGTCCCTCCCAAAGCCTCGCAGCGGTACGCCACGGGAACGTTAGCGCCGCAATCCGGGCCGACCATCCAAAAGCCCATGTAGCCGTTATCGTTGTCCTCTGCTGCTTCCTCGTCGTCGGGGTGGATCAGTCCGGTGCCGCCCAATCCCAACAGCACGGTAATGCCCTTGTTGTCGCGGGTCTTACGACCGCACACGATGCAGCAGTTGTGTTCCTCTGCGTTGGGGCTGTTGTGGTATTCGTCGGAGAACGCGGTGCGTCCGGGCTTCAGGTAGTCGTTGAGTTCCAAGATGGGGTGTGTCGCCCATTCGGTAACGGTCGTGATTGTCATGCCGTCACCCCCTTGCTGATCTCTGCGGCGACAGCGCGAACAATCTCGCCGCGAACCTTTGTCTTGCCGATCACCACATGCGCGAAATCGTTAACGTCCTCGCGGCTAACGTTCCAGCCACTCCACATTTCGCGGAACCACTTGTCGCGAATGATGATGCGCTCGCCGTTGCTCAGGCTGATGTTGATGCTGTGGCTGATGCCGCCGGGGTAGGCGCGCTGCACCATTCGGTGTGTGATGCCTGCCGCGTCTAGTGCGTCGTGGAGGCGGTCCCAACGTGTCTGCATGATCCTTGCTCCCCTCTGCCCGTTGTTGGGCACAGCCCTAGTCAAGCAGGTTCAGGCTGTACATGCAAGGGGGCGCGACAACTATTTCTAGAAACGGACATTTTGGAACACCCTTGACCCACAGGCTGAAACTGCGTATGCTCGCCTTATGAGCGACAACATCAGCAGCCCAACCAAACTCCGACACGGCACCTACGCAGGCACACCCGGCGTCTATTGGGCATGGAAGATCGACGGCTATTACGACCTGCACCACGTACCCGAAGGTGTCACGCCTGACGGATCGGATGTGGTCGCGGAACTGTTCCCGACGCTGACCGAAGCGCGCGCGTGGGCGCGGGATATGGCGAACCTAGAGAAGACGGGGTGGATGTAATGAGTCGCCGCGCATCGCACACGGGGGGTCCCGGCGCATGGACAGGCGTGATCCGCGACGGCAAACAAATCGTTTGGGCGTGCCCCCACCGCCACCGCAACCGGGACACAGGCGATTCCGCATACGGCTGCGTGCGTTCCTACATGAACGCCCCGGAAATGTGGCAGCAGCGCGAGGATCAGCGCGTGGCAGAAATGGAGGCTAGGCGCGCTCGCGGCTGGCACTAATACCGAACCGTGAGCATTATCGCCCGTACAATGGGCGAATGGACTTGCTAGACAGAATTAACGCGCTCACAGACGATCAGTTGCGTATGGTCGCAGAGCGCGACGACGCATCCGGCGTACTCGCCGCGTACCGTCTAGCCGAACTCCGGGGACTTCCCTACCCTGACCGTGAAGCAGCGATCCTAGGTGACGGGTACGTCATCGTTGCGCAGGCGGGGCAGATTCAGAAACTCCCGATTGAGTCAGTCGAAAAGATCATCCGTGAAGAGGGCGGCGAATACTGCGTCTACTCGCACGACGGCTCTCAGTCTTTCGGCTGCTACCCGACGATGGAGGACGCGGAAAGACGGCTGCGTCAGATTCACGTTTTCCGTGCGGTGATCCGCGAAGGTTCGTTCGTGTCGTGGAACTCATCCGGTGGCAGGGCGCGCGGTCAGGTCGAACACGTTATGCGTGAAGGCGTGCTAGGTGTGCCTGACTCAGAGTTCTCTATTAACGCCACGGAGGATGACCCGGCTGTTTTGATTCGTATTTGGCGTCAGGGGTCGCAGGGTTGGGCGGCTACGGAAACTCTTGTGGGTCACAAAATGTCCACGCTGACGCCGATCACGCCGCTGAACAAGCAGGCGACGAAGCGTGAGGATGGGGAGGATTTCCCGCCTGAGGCGTTCGCTTACACGCCCGATAGGGAAATGCCGTCTACTTGGAAACTGCGTTTGTGGGATTCGCTGGAAGAGCGGGAGACAGCGGCGCAGGTTGGGCGTGCGCTTGCGGCGTTGGGTCCGGGTGGGTTCCGTGGCAATCGCGTGCAGATTCCGGCAGAGGATTTGCCGTCTGTGCGTCGGAAGGTTCTCGCTGCGTGGCGCAAGGTCAATGAGCCTGACGCGGAGATTCCTGAGGTTCTGAAGCAGACGTTTACCCCGCCTGAGGGCGTGCAGGAAGCCGCTCAGAGGGCGCTTGAGTGGATTGCGGAGGGTCACGCGGGTTCGGGGTTCACGGACACGGGGAGGGCGCGTGCGGCTCAACTGGCGCGCGGCGATGGGGTGAGTGAGGACACGATCCGTCGTATGGCTTCCTTCCTGGCGCGGCATGAGGGCGACAGCAGCGCGGAAGGTTTCTCTGCGGGTGAGGACGGTTTCCCGTCACCGGGCCGGGTGGCGTGGGATGCGTGGGGCGGTGACCCCGCTGTCGCATGGACCCGTTCCGTTATCGCTGGTTTGGATGCTGCGGAAAAGCAGTACGACCCCGATGATGTGGCGCTGAATCCGCGTCAGCGAATGATGTATGAAAAGTTTGAGTGGATCGCCGACACGTTCGGTGCGTGGGATGGTGGCGTCGGCGCTGACGGCGCGCACTACATCACGGCAGCAGATAACGTGTTTAAGGATCAAGGGCTGAACTGCGCTAACTGCGTGTTCTATAAGGGCGGCGGCGGCTGCGAGATTCTGAACATGCCTGTTGAGCCTGAGGGCGTGTGCAAACTTTGGATCATCCCAGAGCGCAACGTTACGGAATCCGCTAAGGCGACTGTTAAGCAGATCAGTAGGGATGGGCGGTTCCTGCGTAAAGACGCGTACCAGAGGTTCACTCTAGGTCCGCTGTACGTTCCTGACTTCATGGACGCCCACGGGGAGTGGACTGACGGCGCGGAGTTGCAGCAGGCAGTTTGGGAGTGGGTTAAGGGCGGGGATCGCACTATCTATTTGCAGCATGACCGTGATGTGCGTGCAGGCGAGTGGGTCGAAGTGATGACGATGCCGCAACCGTGGACCGTCGATATGCTGAACGGTAACGGTGAATCCATCGGGAAGATCACCTACCCCACGGGAACCGTGTTCCTAGGTGTTATCTGGGATGAAGAGCCGTGGCAGCAAATCCTTAACGGCGAACTGCGCGGTTACAGCATCGGCGGGTTCTCTGACCGGGTGCTAGCCGATCTGCCGGAAGAGGCAGCGCGCGACGGTATCGAACTCACGCAGGGAGGCTAACTGTGGCTAAGACGATTAGGCCGGGCACGCACGTTAAGACACTCACGGACGCGGGACGTATCCGTCATGTGCGTGTTCTCGCGGTGGATGATCAGGACAATATCGACGTTCGCCTAGGCTACGCGTCTAACGCTACGTCGTCGTCTTTCTCCGCTGATCGTGTTACGTCCACCACGACGCGCGGCACCATTTTCTCTGAGGATTAGCACCGGAATCCTGTCACGGTCTAGGGGTTAAAAAGCCCGGTATGATTGTGAAGGATATTGGAGGTGCAATCTTGGCTAGGAAAGCCCCAAAGATGACGGAACTCATTATTGAGGAAACGTCTGGCGTGGATCATCCCGCCCACTTGCATGAGGGGTGGCTTGTTATTAAGGCTTCCAATACGCAAACTGTGGCAGACGTTATGGATGCTCTGCCCGAACCGTTAGGAGAGAGCATGGCTAACGACCCCACAGAGGTTGTGACCGCTGAGACTGACTCTGAGGTTCTGCTGTCTGCCGAAGAGGACAAGGCAGAGGGCATGGAGCCTGAGTCAAAGCAGATCGAAGAGGAACTTGCTATGGCTATGGCGCGCATCGCTGAACTTGAGGCGCGTATCGCGGAGATGGAGGGCGCAGAGCCTTCCGATATGGAGCCGATGGAGGAGGGCGCAGACGATGTTGTGGCGCTCGCGAAGTCTGCCCCGGAGCCGATCCGCAAGGCTATGGAGGAACTTGTTAAGGCAAAGGCAGAGGCAGAGGGTGCGCTTGCTAAGGAGCGCGAGGATCGTGCCGACGCTGACGCGATTGTTAAGGCGCGTGACACGTTTAAGCATCTGAACCTTGACCCGGAGCGTGTCGGTCCTGCGCTGCGTCGCCTCGCGGCGATTGACGCTGATCTGGCGAAGTCCGTGGAGGATGCGCTTTCTGCTGCTGACGCGCAGAACGAGAGCGCCGATATTTTCACGGAGGTCGGCAAGGGTTACGTTCCTTCCGGCGATGCGATTAACCGTATGACTTCCCTCGCGAAAGCAGCGGTGAGTGAGGGTAAGGCCGCAACAGTTGAGCAGGCTATGGCTCAGGTGGCTATCGAAAACCCTGCGCTTTACAACGACTACCTGAATGAGAAGGGAGCCTAGTAATGGCTTTTGAGTTCTCTAATGCTGCGGTCAAGACTACGTTCACCGCTGGTGAGGATCTTTCCGCGAAGCAGTTTCATTTTGTGAAGATCGACAATGGCGACGGTGAGGTCGTGGCGGTTTCCGCTGCTACTGATCGTCCCATCGGCGTGCTTCAGAACGCCCCTACCGCTGGTCAGGCCGCTGAGGTCACCATCGTGGGCGGCACTAAGGTGGAGTGCGGCGGTTCCGCATCGTTCGGTCAGCCGCTTTTCTCTTCCGCTTCCGCTACTGCCGTGACGCTCACGTTCGGCACTACCGCGTCGGCTGCTTTCTCCGTTGGCACGTTCATTGAGAGCGCCGCTGCCGGGGCTATCGCTGCTGCCGTCATCGACTGCGCTTCCGCTGCGCGTGGACTCTAAGGAGAAATAGAAAATGCCACAGCCTACACAGAGTCAGGTTCATGTTGACGCAATCCTGACTAACATCAGCGTTGCGTACATGCAGCGTGCAGAGAATTTCATTGCGGACAAGGTTTTCCCTGTTGTCCCGGTGGATAAGCAGAGCGACAAGTATTTCGTTTACGAGAAGAATGATTGGCTGCGCGATGAGGCGCAGGTTCGTACCGATGGTACGGAGTCTGTCGGGTCCGGTTACAACATTGCTACCGCGACCTACTACGCAGATGTGTTCGCGATTCACAAGGATATTGGCGATCAGACGCGTGCGAACGCCGATGCGCCGATTAACGTGGACCGTGAGGCTGCGGAGTTCGTTACTCATCGTCTGCTGACCCGTCGCGAGATTCAGTTTAATAGCGACTTTATGACCACGGGCAAGTGGGCTAATGACGTTACTGGCGTCGCGGCTTCACCCACCACGGGTCAGACGATTCAGTGGTCTGATTACACGAACTCTGATCCGATTGAGGACATCGAAGAGGGCAAGGCAGACATCCTGTCCGTGACCGGGCTTGAGGCTAACACTCTCGTTCTGGGATACGAAGTTTTCCGTCAACTCAAGAATCATCCCGATCTCGTGGATCGCATTAAGTACACGAGTTCGCAGACGATCACGGAAGACATGCTTGCTCGCATGTTCGACATTGAGCGTGTTCTCGTGTCGAAGTCGATTAAGGCCACGAACAAGGAAGGCGCTACTGGCGCTTACTCGTTCACCACGGGTAAGACGGCGCTGCTTGCGCACGTTGCCCCGAACCCCGGTGTGCTTACCCCGTCTGCTGGTTACACGTTCTCGTGGACTGGCGTTTCGCAGGGCATGGGTCTGACCATCGGTACGTCGTCGTTCCGGCTTGAGTCGCTGCGCGCTACCCGCGTGGAGGCTGAACTGGCGTTCGATAACAAGGTCGTTGCTTCCGATCTTGGGTACTTCTGGAACAGCATCGTTGCCTGATCCGGGTAACTGATAACTGAATAGCGCGGAGCGGGGTCACTCTCACAAGGGGTGGCCCCGCTTCCGGCTTTTAGGGGACGGTTACGGCTCTACACTAGACGCGGGAGGTCAACATTATGACTTGGAGTTACAGCGGGAATCCGGGGGCAAGCGATCTTGACCTGATCCGTTTTCTCATTCAGGACACGGACACTACGGAACAGTTGTTCAGCAATGAGGAACTGACCTATTTGGATAACGCGTACGGGGATGCGTACTCTGCCGCTATCGCAGCCGTTACCACTTTGATTGCGAAGGGGTCGCGGGTTCAGGAAGAGTCTAAGACTGTCGGTGACTTGTCGCTGTCTGTGAAGTCCGGTGCGCTTGTGTCGCAATGGGAAGCCCTCTTGCGGCACCTTAAAGCGGAGCGTTTCCGGCTTAACCCCGCAGCACCGATCATTAACGGCAATGCGATTGTGCCGACTGTGGAGCGGGTCGAAGAGGACGAGTCAACAGACTTTGTTGTCGGGCAGATGGATAACCGCACATGAGTCTAGAGTCCAATTTTCGGGAATTGTTCTCGCAGATCGTGACGCTTTTCCCGCCTGCATCGTCGGCGTCTATCGACAAGTATGGGAAGCGGTCTTTTACGGCGTCTGCGTCTGTGTCAGCGTGCGCACATTACGTTAGTGAAACGACGTTGACGCGGGATGAGTTGGGTCGCGAAGTCGTGGAGGACGGCAGGTTCTATCTGTATGGCGTGTTCCCGGTGACAACTGATTACAAAATCCGTTTGGATGATGGTTCGGAGCCCGTGATTATCGCGGTCGATACACCGTACGATCAGAACGGTGCGCATCACACGGTCGTTCATGTGGGCGGCGGCTGATCGTGGCGAACTTTAGCGTGAGGCTTACCGGACTAAACAAGGTCATTGCCCTGGCGAATCGGGATGATGGTTTGGGTCCGGTGATTCAGCGCGCTATTTTCGCGGAGGCGACAACGGTTCTGAATGAGTCAAAGCGGATCGTCCCTGTCGCTACGGGCAATCTACGCGCGTCTGGCAAAGTGGAGAACCCGCAGCGACTAGGAACGAAATACAGCGTCGAAGTCACTTACGGTGGAGCGGCTGCGCCGTATGCGTTGTTCGTTCACGAGATTCCCCCGAACTCTGGTGGTCGTTGGGGAACGGGCAACACGCACAAGGCGGGTAAGACGTTTAAGTTCCTTGAGATTCCGGCTAACGCTCACCGCGACAAGTTCACGAATAACGTGAAAGCGCGGGTCGTGGAGTACCTGAGGCGGTCACGATGATTCTGGAAGCATTGGCAGACAAGTTGACAGCGGCGTCTGTCGCGACGGTGGGCACGAACCTGTTTATCGGTTTGATGCCGGACAAGCCTGACACTTGTGTGGCGCTGTATGAGTATGCGGGTGCTGCGCCGCTGGAAGTGCTGCGCGATAACGACGCGACGTTGGAGCGTCCGTCTGTTCAGGTGATGGTGCGCGCGTCCCGCAACGACTACCCCACGGCTAATGCTTTGATTACGGCGGTTCGTGACACGCTCACGGATGTTACAGATGAGACAATCAGCGGCGTGAGATTCCTCAGGGTTAATCAGAACTCATCTATTAACCATGTGGGTACGGATGACAATGATCGTCCGGGCTTTACCCTGTCGTTAACGACTGTTATTGAGCGGTAAGCATGGATGCTTACGGGAAAGGTGCCCTGACCGTAGATCGGCCTCGTTGCTGGCGCTGTAATAAGTTGCTTGCGGAACTGGTAACGGCACCCTGGCGTATCACTTGCACACGGTGTAAGGCTGCTAACAAACAGGAATAGTCATCATGGGTTTGCGTGACGAGTTCACTAAACAGATTCAGGCTACGGAAGAGTTGCAGGCGCGGAAGCGCATGTGGCAACCGGGCGTGGAGTGGTTGGGTACGGAAGGCACCGTAACTACGGATGCGTTGCAGGGTGATCCTGAGTGGGCGTCGATTTTGCGCGCGTGGGATTTGGACCCTGACGAATTTCAGATCATCGAACCTGTCCTGTTTAACTCGTGGGGTGGGGAGGATGGGTTAACGAACCGTCAGTTTAAGGCGAAGGTCGTTAGGCGTGTTCACGCGCATGTGGACCTTGAGCCGCTGATAGCGCAGGCAATGAAACACAAGCCGCGTAAGCGTGAGTTCACGGGTGAGGCTGTGCTGAACGTTGTTCTCGCGGATTGGCAGATCGGTAAGGCTGACGGCGACGGGTTGGAAGGAACTATTGAGCGGATCGTGGATGCGCGTGGTGCCGTGGTGGATCGTGTGCGGGAGTTGCGGAAGATCGGTCGCGAAGTGTCGCACCTGAACGTGCTGTGGACCGGGGACAGCGTAGAAGGTTGCGTGGGGTACTACCCGTCGCAGACGTTCGCTGTTGAGTTGGATCGCCGCGATCAGGTCAAGATTACCCGCAGGTTGTTAACGGATTCGTTGCAAGAGTGGTCGAAGCATTTTGGGACGGTGACTGTTGCCGCTGTCGCAGGTAACCACGGAGAGAACAGGAACGCGGGGGGCAAGGCGTTCACGGGTGCGCATGACAATGACGATCTCGCGATTGTCGAACAGGTGTCGGAAATCCTCGCGGCGAATGAAGAGGCTTACGGGCATGTGCGGTTCGCTGTCGCGCGCGACAACCTGACTGTGACTGTCCCTGCTGCGGGTTGGATTGTGGGCGTGACGCACGGACACGTTACCCGTAACGGCTCTAATGCGGAATCCAAGTTGCGGTCGTGGTGGGAAAAGCAGGCGGCGGGTAAGCAGCCGATTGGGGATGCTGACGTTCTCGTGTCGGGGCATTACCATCATCTGCGTGTAGCGGATTGGGGTGGCTGTTTCTGGTTGCAGGCACCTGCGATGGACGGTGGCTCTGAATACTGGCGCGTTGCGACGGGTGAAGTTTCGCAGCCGGGTATGCTCACGTTTGTAACGACTACCGATCAGCGTGTGTGTGATATCGCTGTGCTGTGAAAGGGGCCGGGTGTGATTTGTGCTGATTGCAAGGCGGGTGGCGATCTTAACGCGGCGGGTGATGCGGCGGCTGCCGCGCTGTGTCATGGGCGGTGCCGTTGGGCTGCTGGTAGTTGTTTCTGTCAGCACGCGGTAGGCAGGTATGGACGACTCTCCTAGCGTCGCGTTCATTAGCGGCGACTGGAACACACAGGTAGACCCACCTGAGGCTAACGGGTGCGCGTATTACCGTCAGGTGCTTCCGTGTCGGCTGCTACAGGCGCAGGGGTTTGATGCGATGGTGGGGCAGCCGCGACCGCATGATCCGATGGGGATAGGTTTGGCGAAGGATGACGGTGGCCTATTCGGATTCGACGTTAACGTTTACAAACTTATGATGCACGCGTCCGTGCCACAACTGTTCCATGTGATGCAGGCTAAGGGGCAGACGGTCGCGGTAGATATTGACGATTTCCATTTTGATCTGCACGCGGAGAACATCGCCTACGCTGCGACGAACCCGCACACGAATCCGACTAATAACCGCATGTGGTATGAGATTGGGATACGGCAGGCAGATTTCGTTACGGTGTCTACGGCGTTCCTCGCGGATTTCTACGGGCGTAGGTGTCGGGATGTGCGTTTGGTTCGTAACGCTGTGGAGACTGACAGGTTTACTCCCGTGCAGCAGCCTGAGTCGCCTACGTTCGGATGGTTGGGTGGCACGCTGTGGCGATCGGGCGATATCGAAATGTTGCGAGACTGGTTGCCCGATTTCGCGAAGACACACGGAATCCGTGTACATCATGCGGGGCACATCCCCGGTGACCCCCGGCATTTTGCCGTGCGCGCGGGATTGACGCGGGTGGATACCGGACCCATGCAAACCATTAGCAATGTGCCTCAGATGATGCACTCGTTTCATGTGGGGCTTGTGCCGCTCGCGCCGGGAGCGTTCAACGAAGCAAAGAGTTACCTGAAGGGGCTTGAGTATGCGGCGGCGGGTATCCCGTTCATCGCCACCCCTACAGAGGAATACAGGGTGCTAGCGGCTGCGGGAGTCGGCAGGCTGGCATCTACCCCGGATGAGTGGCGCGACCACGCTACGGCGCTCCTAGACCCGTCTACGCGTATCGCGGAGGCGCAGCGGAACCGGGATATCGTGCGAGAACAATTCGATATCAAAGGGATGGGGGAGGCGTGGGCTACCGCGATCACTACCTAAACCACGCAGGCTGCATTGCGGTGCAGAATGAGGCGACGCTACATGCACTAGACCGCAGTATTCCGGCGCGTCCCCTAGCGATGCTGCTAATCGGTGTAGGTAACGGCGGCGTCGTGGAAATCTGGCGCAAATCCCTACCGGACGGCTCTACCGTTACCGCGCTGGACTCTGATCCTGCCGCCGTCGAACTCCCCGGACTAGGTGTTATCGGATGCGATACGAAAGACCGTATCGCTATACGACACGCGCTCAAGGGTCAATGGTTCGATGTAGTGATCGACGCGACGGGAATGATGCAGCCCTACGCGTGGCCTTTCCTGCGCCCCGGTGGGATTCTCATTTACGAAACCTATAATCCTGAAATGATAATGATGCTGGCACGCGACCTGGCACTAGGTGACGATTCGTGGCTGCCCATCGAAGAGGTCATGCGCGTAGATGTGTACCAGTCGTGTGCGGTCGTGGAGAAACGGAACCCTAGGGTTGTGCCCTACCTTGACGTAATGACCGGGAATTTCGCTGACGTTACCCCGGAGAGTGTGTATTACGCGGCGGGGGCGAAGCGCGTTATCCCCGCGTAGACTAGGAACGTGGCGAACTACTGGCGTAAGCGCGCGTATCAGCAGGCGGCGACCGAACCTGACGGGCTAGCCAGGCGTGGACTCGTCTACCTGATGAATCAGTTTTTCACGGTCGGGGCTGGTGCTTCTGTCTACTTTGCGATTGACACTAACGACGCTGAAGTGGAGTTTCAGTTCTATGACATCGCTAGTGACCAGGGGGAGATCCAAGCGACACTACTAGAGGCTCCCGCTACGGTGACGCAGTACAACTACATCACCCCCAGGAACCTGAATAGGAAGTTCCCCGACAACTCAGCGGCATCATTGTCTGCTGCGAGCGCGGTCACAGGAGGAACACCTATCGCTTCCGAACTGGTCGGTAATACCGCTAAGGCTGGCGGCGATATCACGCAACAGAAGATCCACACCCTGCGCGACGATACGGTTTATGTTATGCGGTTCGTGAACGTGTCGAATCAGTCTTCCACGGTTCATATGAACCTGGGATGGTCTGAGAATGATCCGCAACATTACCGACTCATTGAACCCGTAGATCCTGCTTCCTAGGCGGGAAAAGGGAAAGCCACCGTTGCCGGGGGCTCTGTTTCCCTTACTCCCTGTCAGATGACGACGGTGACGTTGCTGGTTGCCATGAAGATCATTTCGCCGTCTGCGGTGCGGAAGCCGATGCGGGGCTTGCCGTAGTTGTCCGTCCCCATCCATGTAACGATTCCGGTGGTGCCGTGCGCGACCTTGCGACCCTTGACGACGACGACCTGCGCGCCCTTGATGATCTCGCCTGCGTCGATCTTGGCTGCGCGGCTAGCGGTGTAGGCGGTGGCGATTTCGGGATTGCAAACGTGACCGTGTGACCAGCAGGCGATTGTGCTACCGCCACGGGCAGAAAGAAAAACGTCTAGGATGCGCCCGTTGTCGGTCTTTGCGACGGGGAAGCCGCAGCCGTCGCAGTTGCCCATGCGCGCGCTGTCGTGGTGATTAGCGCCCATACACGAGGCGTGGAGGCGGTCTGCACGGGCGGTGAAGCCGGGGCGGGTGGCGGTATTCATTTCGTTCCCCTCTGTCGTGGTCATAGCCCTAGTTAAGCAGCCTGACCCTGCCCGGTCAAGTCGAAACCGGGGATTCCCAAAAGTTTCCGTTATGTCCGATTCGGGCTGTCATCGCCCTAGGCTCTCGCGTCCTGCTGTGCCCCTAGGCGGGGACACAGCCCTTGCCCTGGCATCCGTAGCAGACGTATCCGGGCCAAGCCTGCGACCCGCCTGCGCCCCCGCAGCGACCGCATGAGCGCATCCCCTGCGCTGCCCACTCTGCTTCCTTGGCTGCCCAATGCGCTGCGCGCTCGCGCTGTTCGTCTGTGACCTCAGGGCGTGGGGCGTGACGGGCGGTGACCATTTCGCGTGCCTCACGGCGGCGGTAACGGTCGCACGCGTAGGTGCGCACCAGAACGGTTTCCCCGTCAATCTGGTATTCGCCTGCGCCGCTGATCGGCTCTGAGCAATACACGGCGCGTCCGTCTAGCACGCCTGCGTGGGCGTCCACAGCGGTGCCACACGCGGTGCAGATTCCGGGGTAGCGGTTCGTTGTCATCACTTGCCCCCAATCGCGTCGCGTCCAGCGGCGGTCAGGTTCCAACCGCTCTCGCTAGCCCATTCGATCAGGCCACGGGCAGACAGTTTCTCCGTCATCTGCCACGCGACGCCATGACCGATCCAGTAGGTGCGGCAGCCGCCTGCCGCGACTGTGTTTGCGTCGATAACGCGCAGCGCGTCAATCGCCTTGCGGGTCAGTTTCGTTTCGCTCATGGGTCTAGTTAAACAGCCTGAGGCTGTACCGTCAAGCCCAAATCGGGGGATTCCTAAAAGTTTCCGTTATGTCCGTTTTCCCGCGAGGGGTAGAAACGAGAAAGCCCCCGCCTCAGGGGGATAAGGCGGGGACTCTCTCTGACCCTTTTGGAGACTTACTAACGGCGCTCCGTGGTGCCGCACTCATAGTCAAGCAGACCCGGCAACCCCACGCAAGGGCTACCCGTCAGTAACTTACGACTCGTGCCACGGGCAATACACAAGGACGGCAGCAGCCACAAGTGCAGCCGCTTCCCGCTCCGTAAACCCCGAATCCACCGCGAGCAACGCTAGAACAGCCTTGTCATACCCGTCATCTAGCGCGCCACAAATCGACCTGCCGACTTCGATGCTGGTTTCCCGGCTAGCCCTGATCCCCTCAGACGCAAGCAGCGACAGGTACAGGTCATCGTCATCCGTCGCGCGCTCAGGCGCGGGGACTGGCGCGGGAACGGGAGCCGCCTCCGTCACCGTAACGGTCGCCTCCGGGGTGGCTGCGGGGCGCGCACACGCGGTAAGCGCGATGATCACCACGGCAATAGCAATCAGATACTTCATCGTTACATCCCTTACAGGTTCAGCCATTGCGGGTGATCCAACGTCCACCGCACGGTACGTTCCAACGATTGTTCTAGCGATAGCGGTGCTTTCCATCCGGCGTCGGCGATCTTCGCCCCGTCAAGGGCGTAACGCAGGTCGTGACCGGGACGCGAGGAATGGAAGTCAACAAGGTCATAGCGCAGCGGCTTGCCTAGACAGTCAGCGACCATCTGCGCCATTTCCAGATTCGTTACTTCACGCTCTCCCACAACGTGCCATTTCGCCGGGGTGGGCGACTCCCAAAATGTCGGGGCGTCCTGTGTGAGCGCGAACAGTAGAGCGTCTGCCTGATTCCTGGCGTGCAGGTAGAACCGTGAACCGATGACGCCTTCCGGGGACGCGTGGATCGGGACGGGCTCTCCCGCTAGTACTCGTTTCATCACCATTGGCATGAACTTTTCGGGGTCTTGCATTTCCCCAATAATGTTCATCGTGTTCGTGATGATGAGCGGCATATCGTAGGTGCGCCAGTACGCGTACCCGATGGACTCTTGCGCAGCCTTCGACGCGCTGTACGGGTTCGATGGGAAGTACTGATCGGTCCACTCGCGGTGTGCGTGTCCGGGCGCGGCAGGTCCGTATACTTCATCGGTCGAAACATGGATGAGTCGCTTAATGTCGCGGCGTCGCGCGAACTCAAAAACGTTAACGGCTAGTGCGACGTTGTTTTGGATGAACGGTGCGGGGTGCGTGATCGACCTGTCTACATGCGACTCTGACGCGACGTTCAGGATGTAGTCGATCTCCCCGATCTCAGAGTTCAGTACGGCGCTGAATGGTGCGGTCAAATCATGCCGAATAATTGTTACCCGTGAGTAGTCGTCGTCCAATCCCGCCACGGCGTAACGGATGCGGTCTGTGATACCGCGATGCTGGAACGAAACAAGGCATACGATCTCATCGGTCGTGTTCGCTAGCAGATGCCTGAGAACATGCGATCCAACGAACCCTGACGCCCCTGTGAGTAGTACCCGTGCCACGGGTGCCCCTTCCCTAAATCCATTCGCTCTGCTGCGTGATGCTCAATGGCGGCGCAATGCCGTAACTGCGTGTCGGCGGTTCGAACATCGCTAACAATACGGCTTCCGCGCGGTCGGGAGAGTTAACGCCGCGCCGCTTCATATCGGCTTTCGATTCGATCTGCAAACGACCGGAAGCGTTAGCGCGGTAGGTGGGCGCGGTCAACTGCGCAACAACCTTACGATCCACCACGAGAGAACAATCCTGTTCGCCGTTGTCGTCAGGTTGCAGCAGCGTCCGCAGATTCCACCACATTTCGGCGCGCTGGTTCGCGAACTTCTCCGAATCGTAGGCACGTTCTGCGACGTTCACGGCGACTATATCTGCGCTGTGTCTGCCTTCCTTGCCCCACTCTTGCAGCAGACTGGTCACGCCCCATCCGACGCCGATAGCGTCGATCTTCACGCGCACTTTCTCTGCGATGCCGCGTTCAGCGTGGGACGTTTGCGCGCGGTGGATGTGTTCCAGCACGGTCCCCGCAACCGCAACAGCGTTATCGTTATTCGTGGATGTGTGAACGATGTGCGTGCAGAGCCCGTCTGCCCGTGCGATAACGAACTCGTCGCCACCATCGGCAGCAACGTCCACACCCAACCGCACCCTGCCTTCATCGGGAACGCTGTCAATGACAGCACTCTCCACCCAATCGACGGGAATGGTTGCGTTAGTGGTTGTGCGGGGGAAGCGCGCGAGTACACGCGCCTGAACGAACGGCGCATCCGGCCCGAACTCTTTAATAACGTCGTTCACCCAATCGGGACTGACAAGATTTTTCGCCCAATCGCCCACGACTTCACCCGTGAAATTAGGTGTCGAATACGCGTCAATCGGGATCACGTTGTACAGGTCGCTATTACAGGCACGTTCGAACCATGAACCTGTCTGATCTGTCGGCGGGTTACCCAACAACAGCAGGCGTGTATGCCCACCCGTCATAAGGGCTTCGATAGCGTTACCGATGATCTGCGAGATACCGCCTGCCTCGTCCACCACGATAAGCAAATGTTCCGCGTGGATACCCTGCACAGCGGCTTCATTATGGTCGGCGGCAGAGAAACCGTCAGCGATAACGATATCGTCTATCTTCCATTCCGTTGTCAGCACTTCACCGGGCAGCCCGTGCGCTGCGTGCAGGCGGCGAATGTGGGGCCACAAGATGCCGCGCACCTGACGGAACGTGGAAGCGGTCGTGACCACGCGCACTTTATCGGCAGGATGCACAGCAACCCACCATGCGATAGCGCGCGCAGCAATATGCGACTTACCCGGAGAGTGACAGGCAGGTACGGCGGTGCGCTTATTGTCGCGTACCGAGTTCAGAATCTCTACCTGCTTCGACCAGACGGCTTCACCTAACCCATCGGTCACGAACTTGACGGGATCGTTCCGGTACGGCAACCAGCGCGGATCCACGCCTTGATGAATTACATTCCGCAATGCTAGTAACTGTTCGCGGTCTAGTTGCATGAGAGCGGCTGCACGCTTGTCACGCGGAGCCGCTAACAGAATGTCGTTAGGATTCATCCTCGTTATCGTCCATCGCCTCTAGCACGGACAGCAATTCGTTAACGAGTTCCTGCTTCGATACTTCCACCTGAACGGGACCGTTATCGGGTCCGGTGATTTCGGTTCGCATGTGCCTGCCGAAAAATGCGGGGGCGGTGCGCTCTAGATACCACGCGGCTGCCTGCCAATTTTTCGGTGCCGCATCTTGGATCATTTGCAGGTTCGTAGTGATCGCCTCAGAGCGTGCGCGATCTACGTCCATCATAAAATCTAGGTAACGCTGCTGCATTTCGTCTAGTTCGTCGCCTGCTTCCTGTACAGCAAGAGCGGCTTCACCTTTACGCAACCATTCGTAAATGGTGCTGCGTGCGATGCCTGCTGTGGATGCGGCGTGTTCGACGTAGTTCCCTAGGCGCAAACTCTGAACAATGTGTGCGTGAACTTCCGGCGTTAGCCGGGGCTTGTGTGGGCGCGCCATAGCAACTACTCCTAACGGTCGGGGGATTGTGGCCCACGATCAGCATAACGCACGGTTAGTATTCGCCGCGTGCTACGCCTGTCGCGTGCGCTGCGTGTACCCAAATGTCCGGGCGCTCTTTCTGTCCGTCCTCGTAGTTCAGAAAGTCGATACGAACCCACCGCGATTCAAGGTGTGAGGACAGGTCAGCGACAGCGTTAGCGGCGTCCTCTCTGCCGCGCCTGTACCCTTCGATTGCGCCACGTTGATACGCCTCTTCCACGACTTCGTTAACGTCAAGTGTCATTTTGTTTCCCTCCCTTCATATATTTGGTTAGACAATCTTTCGAACAGAAATCCAACATTTCGTCATGCACGCGGAAGATCGTCAACATGGAGTTACGCGGTAGTTCCTTCCGGCACATGCGACACGACAGCATTAGTCGGCATCCTCCGGGGTGACCCGGAAATCTTTAACGTCCATGATGACGCGCCACAAATAGTCTGCCGATTCTCGGCTAGGCGCGTACTCCGCGAACCAAGTCATGCGCTCCACGAACTTGTTACGCATCGTGTCGGCACCATGAATAAAACTGTTACGGCGTACTAGGTCGTACTGTGTCGGTGCCCCACCGGGGACCGTTATTGACGGGGTAGGTATCGCGTTGTCCGATCCTGATAACACAAAGTTCGCACCGCGCATCACCCAATCGGATAGACGATTTGTATTGCTCATGTGCCCTCGCAACAATCCATGCTTCCGCTTCCGTATCGGCGTTGCCGTGATTTTGGCAATCGTCGCAGTACCAGTACCAGCCTGCGAGCGTGCAACCTGACTGTTCCACGCTGTGACGGATGATCTGTTCGAAAAGTTGCCGCGCTCGCGCGCGATGCTCTGCGTCATTCATCGCTTAACGCACTTGTGCGGGAACGACTGGTAGTAACGTTCGTAGGGCACCCATATCCAATTCGTGATCTGCCATTGCGACCACGGGTATTGCGTTGCGTCTACGCCGCGACCATTAGGGGTCAAGCCCCACGGCTGCCACCATCGCCCCTTGTTTGTCATATGGAGATAAACGATGCGCGCCTGACGCGCCGGGTTCAGCATCGCGGCACGGGACCACCACCACTTGTGAGAATGTGCGGAGGTCTGTATCTGAAAAATACCGAGGGCACCTGAATACCACGGACTAGATTCTGAAAGGTTCTGGCCCTTGGATTCGCGCATGACAACCCCGTACGCGATGCGTAACGGGTGACCCTTAAAGCCTGCGTCTTGCAGAATCTTGACGACGCGGCACTCTCCCGCTTCCGCGCGAGCGGCTAGCGGAAACCCAATAAGGATTCCCGCCAGCACGCCCACAACGAGTGCGTAGAGAGCGGCGCGCTTCACTTACTTCGCCGTTCTCGCAAAGCCTCCACATCGGCGCGATTAAAGATTGTCCTGCGTCCACGCTTTCCGACAGGAATAATCTGCCCCTTATGCACCATCTGACGGAGATTATTTGCCGTGACCCCTAGGATCGCAGCCGCTTCCACACTATCGACCTGAGCGTCAGTCGGCGCGGCGTTCTGCACGGGTGCCGGGGCAACCGCGTCTGCTACGGCATGCGTGATCTGATCCCGCAGATTCGGGCTATCCACAAAAGCGACTGACGGAAACTCGTTACTCATCATTACCACGGTGCCCTCTCCGATTCGTTAGATGCTGCTGTCTTAGTTGGGTTTTCGATTTTGGGGACGATGCCGACTGAATCCGCACGAACCTCCGCGCCCGTGCGCTTTTGCCCATCCTTTTCGTAGGTGCGCATTTCCACAACACCTGTAACGGTAACGCGGTCGCCTTCCTTAACGGTATCTGCTACCGCTTCGCCCTGCTTGCCCCACACGCTGACGCGATACCACGACGGTTCGCCGCGCTTCGCACCTTCAGGACCGCGCTTAAACGGAGTCACCTTCACAACGAGCGTCGCGACAGCATCGCCACCATTCATAAACCGAATCTCAGGGTCTTTATGCACAAACCCCGTAAACCCGATTTGGGCTTCACCAGCCATGTTCTCTACCTTCCACTATTCGTGTTCCTCCGTCGTCGTCCAACAGGACACGGGAGCCATTAGGGGTTGTCATGGGCCATTCGCTAGGGTCAGCCCACGACGGCACAAGCCACCCATTTTCGTAACTGTCACGCGGGTTTTGATGCACGGATTCGGGTGCGATGTTGTGGCACGGGGAGCAAAGCGCAATCAGGTTAGATAACGCATCTTTGCCGCCGTGCTTCCGCAACTTCCGGTGATGAACTGCAACGGAATCGTAAAGGTGCTTCCCGCATTTTTGACACACGCGATCACGGTCGAATACGGCTTGCCGCATTTCGGGTTTCATAGCCTGCCACCGATCAGCCACATCACGGGCCGAAAGATTACGTTATCTATCGTGTTCAGGAAAAAGCGGTGGCACTCCGACAGCGCGGATTCGAATGTGAGCGCCCGGGATTCCGTACTGCTTTTCGCAGACCAGTCGCGTGACTTGACCGTCATCTGCGAACGCGATTCCCGTGAGCCCGTCCAATACAGCACGCGCCAGTTTGTCGATATCGGGTCTGACATACGGTGTCGCCCTCCGCGTGCTGCGTGGTTGCTCAAGTGAAAACGTGATTTCCACTTGCACCGCTCCCGTTAGCGGCGCATCCATTACAGCAGCACACGCGCGGTAGATATCGTTACGCCACGCCGTTAGTTCCTTGTTTTTTTGGTGGACTACGCGACCGTTAAACACACTCATGGAACCCTGCGTGATCGGTTTTCCTGGCACGGTGAATTGCCACGACTCGCGTTCGCTACTCACGAGTAACAATTATACGCGATCAAATGTTACCCCTCGCGTTCGATGATCTGCCTGAGTTTCCGCACAGCGTTACGGAACCCGTAAACGTAGATCACGGCGTTGGGTCGCGCGGGAGTTGTCTGCATGATCGACCCGCCCTTGCCGTCTGAAACGGGGTAGGTCTGTTCAGGGATATCTTCGCGCAATCGCTCACCCGTCAGCGTATCTACTAACCAGTATGACGATGATCCCTGCTGCCATGCGCTCTGCGGAATCGTGTGGATTTCGTAGCGTCCGTCCGTCGTGACGTAGTAGTTATGCAACTTCGCTGAGTACGGTTCGACTCTGATAAGCGGCAGACCTTCGACGCGGCGCGGCTTACCGCTTGTCATGGACGCGGTTCCAAAAATGTCAGTCATTGCTTTCCCCTCTCGGTTCAGTCTGTCCAGAAACTCATTTCGGCTAGAACTTTCTTAACGTCAGGTCTGGCACTCGCGCAGCCCGGGGCCATTACCTTTCTGCGCTATTCCTAGCGTTGAGTCTTTCGCCACTTGCGATACGCCGTCATCTCGTCTGGCGTCAATGAGTCAAGAGCCGTCAGCCACCGCTCTTTGCAGCCCCGATATCCACGGTCGTCGGCGTCTATCGGCCTTGCATGCGTTAGCGCCACCCATGAATAACGCGCGGCGCGCTCTAGGCGGTCGATCTCTGCGAACTTGCTGTTCATCATTTGCCCTCCGTTCGTGTCGCGATCCATGCGGTCGCAGCCCTGAGCGTACGGAAGCCTCCGTCGCCCGTGCTTGTCGTGGTGCGCGGGAGCATCATGCGCAGCCCGTCGCGGTAAATGAAATAGCGGGTTACGCCGCTGCGCTGCATCGCGCCGCTCTTCCAAGTGGTGCGCACTTTGCTGATCTCTGTCGCGATCCGGTATGTCATGGGTTCAGTCAAGCAGCCTGAGCCTGCACCGTCAAGCCGAAAACTAGGAAATCCCGAAAGTTTCCGAAAGGTCAGGAATGTCCGATTTCCCTTAGCGGGGGCGGTCACGCAGAACGCGGCAGGTCTGGCACTCCCGACGCGCATACAACCAGCCGCCACAGCCTGTGCAGCGGTGGACGCTCACGACCGCTCCAAGTGGCGCAGGCGCAGGGTCGCCCAATCGTGTTCGCTCCGTGACCCTACTGGCGCGATTAGGTCAAGCGTGTTCGCGAGATCGCCCCGGCACATGCGGCACGGGGAAGTCGCATCCTCATAGTCAATCCACCCTTTAAAGCAGGGGTCGCCGTGCGTGCATACGCAATTCTGCTTCCCGCAATGGCGCTCCGGGGACGTATCGCTTAATGCTTTGCGTGATTCGTGTAAGTAACGTGCGTGCTTTTTCCATGATGCAACAAGGGTAGCGGGTGTGAGCATCGCGTCCGTCGCGCCGTAATGCTGTCGGATTGTGTCGCGCGCGAACTCTACTGTCATGCCGGGCGCGGCGTCGCGGAGTACGTCCTGCCACGCCAGCACCTTAGCCTCGTTGGGCGAGTGTCTGCCGTCTAGTTCGTTCGCGTAAATCAGCAGCCCTAACACTTCCGCGTCTGTCATGCCCCTATCTCCCTCTGTCCGAACTTCGCTGCGAGCGCGGCGTAGGCGTCCATCCTGCGTTCTCCCCCGGTCGCTTGTCTAGTGCTTTTCGCGGGTAGCGGATCGTCGTCCCATCGCCCCTGTCGCAGCCATGTTTGGGGATGGGCTGTGAACTGATCTTCCCTGTTGGGGTCGTGGGCATAACGCTCCGCAGCGGCGATTATCAAACCCGCGTCAGTCTCGCAGATCGCTCGCTTCCACGCGCCGTATGCAGCCTTTTTCCCGACGCGCCTAGGGTAGACCTGCCAGAACACTTCGAAAAGGGGGCTGTAGGCGACTCTGGCGTACGCGACGGGCAGGTCCGGGGCAATGAGGGCGGGGAGAATTTCCGGCTCTCTGAATGGCTCTGAGGGCGTCAGTTCAGGAAAAGGCTCAGGCGAATGATGGATAGTAGTAGTTCTAGTGTTCTGTTCTAAGTGTTCTGTATTTATAGTGCGGTTTTCCGACTTCGCATAATCCGACTTCGGGTAATGTCCATTCATTTCCGTAATGTTAGGCGTTTGTGGGTCATCGTAGATGAATGAAGTCTTAGCAAACTGCCCCTTCGCATCCCGCTCAGTAACCGTTACTAGATACCCGGTTTCCCGCAACTCATCCAACCCACTCAACACCGCTCGCCTACCGTCCGAATCAGACGACTCCGCAAGCAAATCAGCCGTAATCCGATAGTTGTCAGGGAACGAAAGCATGTAGGCCAGCAGACCACGCGCCTTATAGGACAGTCGGCGGTCCCTAATGACCTCGTTCCTGATCTGGACGAAATGGGACTCTGGGCGCGGCGCGCGAACGATCATCTATCTACTCCCCATGCAACTGACGGAAATGAAACAGGTCTGCCAAATCAGGTTCGTTCGCCGCAATCAGACGCGCGTAACGGCTAGTGAAATCGTTACTAAGCGCGAACGGTTCCCCTGTCCGGGTTTGGATACCGTACTGCCAGCGCAGAATCTCAAAGAGCATCTTAATGCTGCACTTTTCGTTACCCGCCTGCTTCCACTCACGCCCCAAACTAACGAGAGCGTCATAAACCTGCGGGTTATCGTGATGAAACTTCACGAAACGCACTTCGATCTCATCGGGCAACAGCGCCATTTGCCGCGAATCGTAACGCGGTCTAGCCGCTGACGGGTCAAGCGCACACACCTGACACGATTCCCCGGAACAGGCGTGGATTTTATCTAGACGTTCTATGTCGTCCCCAAACAATTCCCACAAACTCATTACCGATCCCCTCCGGGGCAACCGATCTCCCCTGTCGCGTCATAAAACTTGCAGTAGTCCCGGCAGAAACGCACCGGACGTTCACCCTCAGGTGGCGTATCCAACGTTTCCAGTTCGCGCAGCCACTCAATTCCCTGCAACGCGAGTTCAGGATCGTACGGTTCGCTGTGAATCTGCACATGGTTCTCGTTGCCGTCGCGCGGAATCCCCACAAGCGTTACCGTTTCCACGATCCTGTCATTGCAAGTCAGCAGATATGCGTACAACTGCACCTGCATACGCTGCTGATCGCTAGGCCACGGGTGCGACTTGCTCGCAAGTTTACTTTTCGTGGTCGTTTTCCAGTCGATTACTTCATGTGCGGCGGTGTCGTACACATCCACATGACCCATGAGCCCGTCTGCGCTGACTTCCATTTCCGTTATGTAACGCTCACCGAAAGGGTCAAGGCGCGTGATCCGCTTTTCCAACTCTGTGTGAATCGCTGTGCCCATCCACGCAGCCATTTCCAGCGTGTCCGGGTTAGTCGTGCGCGTCCCGAACAGGCGATGCCACACCTGAGCGCGGCACCCGCCGATCTCGCTAGGGCCGACAGCCTTTTGCACAGACCGCGCACTCTGCCTATTCGACATTAACGAGAGTACGAAATCCTTATCCATGCTTCGCCTCATCCCGCGCAGCGTCATCATCATGCAACCACGATTCGATAACGTCGTCATGGTCGATAGCGACGCCCTCATCTGCGAACTGCTGTAGCCGCTCCATGCGTTCGACGTAGCCCCTCATCGCTTGTCCTTCCTGTCTCCCGTCATACCTAGCCAATAGCCAAGCGCGAACACAAGCCCGATTAGTAAAAGGTCAATCACGTTCATGTGCGTTACCCCATATCCATCGCGGCACGAACCGCTGTGCCGACACTACGAGCAATGTCGATCTGTGTCCGCAGCCGTTGCGCGTTAGCGCGCGCAGCCCGGACGATAGCCTCACTCGTGTTCAGGCGCGTGAGTTCGCTAGCGCACTCTACTGTCGATTCGTCGTCCACTTCCTGAACCGTGATCTTGCGTCCCGCTTCCAGAGCGCGAGCGCGAATCGTGAGCCTAGCCCTCGCGGAGTTAATTTCGTACAGCGACTTAGCCGACGCGTATTCCATTTCCGCATGGTCTAGTTGCTTGTGCGATTCGTCGTACTCTTGCGAGAGCGCGACAAGTTTCGCTTCCACATCTGCCGGGGTGTAAAGGCGACTCATCACGCCTCCGCGTTCTCACGCAGTTGCGCCAGACGGTCAAGCAGGCGGCTGCGGGGAGTCTCATCCTTACCGTCCCACAGCATCGAATCCAATTCACCCATTTCGTTGAGCCGATCATAGATCGCTTTAAGGTCCGACTCGTTATCCACGGCTACCGCATCACCCAACAGGGCGAACACGACAGCAGGTGGCGGCGTGAACTGTTCCACCGCGACCGCGTAACCCTCAGGCGGGTTCAGAGTATGCCCCACAACATCATTACGATTACCCCCGTCGTACAGGGACAGCCCGAACTGTGTGCCCAGGTTAATCGCGGCACGCTTGAGCGCGTCCGACTCTGCCGTCTTGACCGCCATATCGTGCGCTTCCCCACGCTGCGGGAGAGTCGCTGAACCCACAGCGGCTTCCGTATATGTCGTGTCTCCTAGGAAATCTTCATCTACATGTAGGCGTAGACGCATCACTACTTTGTAGCCGACATTCCAACGCCCCTTGTCGTCCTGATCTTCGAACGCGAGTTCAGCGGAGAGAACGTCAGCGGACCATCCACCGAAACCGAACACCCGGATAAGGTGCGCTTTAACGTCCCACGCTTCCAGATAGGACAGGTGCATCCCTCCCTGCTGACGGGACGAAACGCGATGCTTCGCGAGCGGCTTAAGTAGCGTCGCGTATTGCTGCGGAGTGAGTTTCATCGTGCCCCTCTTCCTCGTTTACGCCTTGACGCGGGGCGATGCCTCACGCCATGACTTAATTGTTTCGGGCTTCCATAGCGGTGTGCGCCCGTACTGCACATCCGGGGCAGGCATCTTGCCGCGCGCCCGGTACGCGGTCACGGTAGACGGGGCTAGCCCCAATTCTCGCGCGACCTCTGTAGCCGTCCAATAACCTGACACGGTTCCTCCTAACGGAACTTGTTTACCCAATCGGTGATCTCATGCGGGTGCATGAAACTTGCGGTGTGTGTGACATTCCAAAAGTTCTCATGCTTGTCGTACTCGCAGTATTCGGCATGGAACTTCCCGCCACGCACGAACACTTCCACAAGAGCCCGATCACTCGTAGCGACTTCGACACTATGAACGGTGGGCTTCGCAGCAGATGTTGACCAGTCCCATTTGATGCCCTCTACGTTCATGTGCGCGAGCGCGGGAGCGAACTCGCCCCATTGCCGGATGCTGTCCTCAACGCTAGTCATAAACCTATCGGGGAAGCAGGCGGGGCAGATGCACTCAGGCTCACAGAACCGTACGCCGTGACAGTCCGGGCAATCGACCCCAACAAGCGCAAGCGGGTTAATGGTGGCGGTCATGCGTCCTCCCTGTCGTGGCGCGGTTCGAACTCGTTATCAGGCGCGGGTGTGGCGTCGTCGCGAACGATGTTCGACTCGCAGAGATTGCACCCGAACCAGTACGGCGGGTAGACGGCGAGATCGGTTTTCGCGATGCCGCACCACTTGCACATCCCGTCCGCGTCCCACACGGGCGCGGCGCTATCGGCGGTAATGAACTCCCGCGCTGCTTCCTCTGTGGGGAAGTCGCGGAGCGTGGACGGTCCCGCGCCCCACATATTGACCTGAACGGAGTAGACCCATTCGGTCTGCCCGGTCCACGGGCTCTTTTCGGAAACGAGTGTGTACGTCATCGCGCAGCCGCCTCTGCTTCAGCGCGGGTGTCGTACTCACCGATGAACAGCCCGTCAGCATCGAACACATGCCAGTTGCCGTCCATGCCGGGACTCTTGCAGGGCATAATCATCCAACCTGCGGGGGTCATGCCCACAAGCCCGGTCTGTGCCCAGTTGACTGTTGCCATTGTCTTTCCCCTCTGTCGTGCCCCGTGGGGCGCTGATACCCCTAGTGAAGCAGGGTCGCGCTGCATAGTCAAGGCGAAACTGCCTAATTCCGTAATGTCTGTTTCAGGCAAGTCCGTCCACCCACCCCGCGACCCCCATACCCGCGAGGATCAGCACGAGGAACGCCACCGCTGCGACTGTCTCGCCGCGCCTAGTCAACTTCATTTCCTTGCCCCTTTCGCCTGTCTCGTCAGGCACGGGAGGCGATTCCCGTGCGACCCCTTACGGGGTTTCGACTATCGGCTCACGCAGGGCGCGTCGGTACTCACGGAACGCCACTACCTCATCTTCGGTGAGCGCGTCCAGCGCGGCGTAGAACTTCTCGCGCCGAAGATTAAGCCGGGACTCTGGGATGTTCTGCCCGTACATGATCTGAACATGCGTGAACCGGACGTCTCGGTCTAGGTTCATTAAGCGTTCGAACTTGGCGTTCATGTGCTTCCCTTTCGTCTTCGCCTGTCTCATCAGCAGCAGGAGGCGAACCCTTGCTGGACCCCTCACGGGGTTTCGACTGTTACGCGTAGTGTGTTTGCGTGACGGGCTGCCCGTTCCACTCACTCGCACCCGCGTAATCGTTAATGCTCGCCCATGCCTTGCCCATGAACGTGCTGACCTTGCGACGGAATACGTTACCGATTTCGCGATCGGTGGGCATAACGGTTTCGCTCATGTATCCGGTCTGCGCTTCCACTCGCTGCCCAACCTTTTGCAGCCACACGCTCGCAGCCGTGGAACGAACGACGCGGTAGAAATCGACGTTTGTTTGGTCGTAGCCCCATGTGCTGACGAAGATGGTTCCGGGGGCGACTGGCGTGGTCATGGCTTTCCCCTTTCGGTGCTGGCCCTCTCTGGGCACATTCCAAGTAAAGCAGCGTGAGGCTGTCAGGTCAAGCCCACACGGTAACAGAAAGGTAACGCTTTCGGCCTAGGGGGATTGACCTAAAAATGATCCGGCCCCCACTTGACAGTGCAGCGTGAGGCTGCTTAGATGGGGTTATGTGAGGCTGCAAGGTGCAGCCGGGAAGGGGGCCACCGCCCATGTTCACCACTACCACTACCCGCCCGGTCAAGTTCCACGGTTGGACGCTCCCGAAGGGCGCTACCGTAACGCTCACGCAGGTTCGCGTCGATATGTACTCGCCTGTTGAGCAGTACACGACCGCGAGCGCCACAAGCGCCGACGCCCCGTACGCAATCGCGATCCCCACGGATGCGCTCGCCGCGACCTACACCGAACTCGCCACACTCCCGTGGCGCACGGAGCGTCTGTACTAGACGCCACAAGCGAAAGAGCCTCGGCTATGCGACCTCCGCGACTCGCTGCCGAGGCTTTTTCCTGCGATAGAATGAAGTCAGCAACGTGTCCAAAGTGACCCCGCCCTAACGTGACTCGCGTGGTCCCTAGGTGCCGGGGTTGCCGCGCGCCTAGGGAGCGGAATGTACCGGGTACTCATCGGCATTGACTACGCAGGCAAGCGCGTGGAGCCGGGTACTGTCGTGGACGATCTTCCCCCTAAGTCTGTGTCGTGGCTTGTTGCTCAGGGCGTTATCGAAAAGGCAGATGTTTCCGTTGCTGCCGATGCTGCGCCTAAGCCTGTTAAGCCTATTAAGCCGCGTGAGCCTCAGTCTCCTAGCAAGGGAGGCAAGTAAATGCCTACTTTCCGTCACGGTAAGCGCACGGTTGTGCTGCTGAATGGCACGGATATGTCGCCGTTCCTGAACGAAGCGACGCAGACGCAAGAGATCGAAACTGCGGAGACAACCACGTTCGCAGACGACGATAAGACGTACATCACCGGACTAGGCGACGGCACGATCTCTACTAGCGGACTGTTCGACGGCACCGCTAACGCATCGAATGATGTTCTGTCCGGCGCTATCGGTCAGGAAGATAACACTTTCACGGTGCTTCCTGAGGGCGCTACAGCCGGGTCACGATCCATCATCGCTAACGGTCAGTTGACTTCATACGAGGTTTCGTCCCCGGTTGGGGATGTTGTCGCTATTTCTGCGGAGGTTCAGGCAGACGGCGGCTTGTTCTCAGGGCTCGCGCTGAATGGCCTGCTTAACACGGGCACTTCCGCGTCACTCTCTGGGATTAACGACGGTGCTGCTACGTCAGGCGGTGGCTTGTTTAACCTTCACGTTACCGATAACACGCGTGATGGTGCCGCCACGGTTAAGGTTCAGCACTCTGCCGACAACGCAACGTGGGTTGACCTCGTGACGTTTACGGCTGTTTCGGCGTCGTCCACCACGGGCGAGAGCATCACTAGCACGGGCACGGTTAATCAGTATCTCCGTGCAGCACATTCCCTCGCCGGATCATCCGGCTCTATCACCTACCACGTTTCGGCAGCAAGGAGATAACGAAAATGCCCACCTTCAAGCATGGTAAGAACGCTCAGTTCCGCATTGACGGAACCGCTGGTTCACTCGTTAATATCAGCGATACGCTCAATGAGATCAGCCTGCCCCGCGAGATTGAGACAGCGGAGACTACCGCTTTCGGTCAGAACGATAAGACCTACATCACGGGTCTTGGCGACGCGACGATTTCGCTGTCTGGCATGTTCGATGCCACGGTCGATACGCAGATCGCAGGCAACATCGCGAACCTTAAGTCCGGTTCGGTTTCGTCCCTCTCGTTTGAGTACGGTCCCGCTGGTTCCGCTTCCGCGCAGCCTAAGTTCACGGGTGAGGCACTCATCACTTCCTATGAGGTTTCTAGCCCCGTGGGTGACGTTGTGACGTACTCACTTGAGTTGCAGGTCACGGGCGGCGTTACAGGCACCACGTTCTAACTATTCCGGTTTAGAACTTCCTACGTTCCCTTAGTGGGCCAATCGAAAGGAAAAAGTAATGGCAGCAGTAGGTTTGCGTGACAAGATTTTCGCCGCTCAGGATATTCCGACGGAGGTTGTGACTATCCCCGAGTGGGGTGTGGATGTTCTCGTGCGCGGTATGAGCGCGGGTGATCGCATCACACTCATGCAAAACGCGTTCGATCAGACAACGCAGCAGGTCAACATGAGCATCGTGTACCCGGATGTTGTCGTGGCTTGCACGTTCGATCCTGAGTCGAATGAGGCTGTGTTTACGGATGCTGATAAGCCTGCGATTCTGGCGAAGTCTAGTGCCGCTGTTGAGCGTCTAGCGAATGTCGGGCTGCGTTTGTCCGGCATCGGCAAGGATGAGCAGGACGCGGCGGGAAAAGATTCCTCCAAGTCGCAGAACGCAGATTCGTCTACGAACTAGCGCAGAGGTTGGGGAGGACGGTAGATGAACTCCTATTTGGGGGTCCGGGTCATCGTCCTCTCTCCTCGCTAGAACTGACGGAGTGGATTGCGCTAGAGCATTTGCGCGTGTGGGAGCAAGATCAGGCGCAGAAAAAAGCGCGAAAGGGTAGGTAGTCGTGGCTGTCGCTAATGTTGTCGCTAAGTTCGAAGCGGACATTAGTGATGTTCAGGCGAAAATGGCGACGCTGCGCAGCAGTTTTGCGCAAGCAGGAGATTCCACAGAGGCGCTATCGCAGCGCATGGTGATGCTTGGCAACACGGTTTCGAATGTTGGCAAGCAGATGACGCTTGGTATTACTGCACCGCTTGCTGCGCTAGGCGTCATTGCTATTAAGACGCAAAAAGATTTCGAAGTATCCATGAATACGCTTGGGGTAGTTTCGGGTGCTGCTGCTGCTGAAGTGCAGGCACTTAGCGATTACGCAATGAAAATGGGCGCGGATACTGTTTATTCTGCTGGCGAAGCCGCTAACGCAATGGTGGATTTGGCTAAGTCGGGATTCACGCCTGCGCAGATTTCCGGTGGCGGTCTTGCTGCGACTATGGCACTCGCGGCGACAGAGGGCATGGCGCTGACCGATGCCGCTGTAACCGTAGCAAACGCTATGGCTACATTCGGTCTGGAAGCGAACCAGGCAAGCAGCATTGCCGATGCGCTCGCGGGTGGCGCTAATGCGTCTACTGCATCTGTCGAATCGCTTACGTCTGCTCTGCGTCAGGTTGGTCCCGGTGCTGTCAATGCCGGGATGTCGTTGCAGGAAACTGTAGCGACGCTTGCTGCGTTCGATGCTGCTGGTATTAAGGGTTCGGATGCTGGTACGTCGCTTAAGACAATGCTCATGCGGCTTGTGCCGACTTCTCAGGAAGCCGCTGATTCTATGCGGCAATTGGGTATCGACTTCACTAATGCTGACGGATCATTTAAGAGCATTACTGAGATCGCGCAGATTCTCCAAAATCGTTTGGGTGGTCTGTCAGAGGCGCAGAGGGTGCAGGCGCTTACGACTATTTTCGGGGCCGATGCGACACGCGCCGCGACTGTTCTAATGACTGAAGGCGCGTCAGGTCTGCAAACCTATATCGACGGCACTAATCAGTTGGGTGCAGCACAGGAACTTGCTAATGCTCGCATGAAGGGTACTGCGGGGACTCTTGAGCAACTGAAGGGCTCTCTGGAAACTGCTGCGCTAGTTATTGGCGAGAATCTGGCACCTACTTTCCAGGTGCTAGCGAATCTCGTTAAGTCTGTGACAGACGCGTTCCTTACTTTGCCTAAGCCGTTGCAGCAGATCACGGTTGCTGCTGGTGCGGTTGCCGCTGCTATGGGACCGATCCTATGGGTCGGCGGGAAAATCCTTGTCCTTATGGCGAGCATGTCGAAGGCGTTCGTTGCCGCGCGTGTGTCGATCACTTTAGCGTTTAGGCAGATTGCTGCTGGCGCTAAGGCTACTCAGATTCAGATTCAGACTTCCATGATCGCTGCGCGTACTAGCATGGGCGCTTTGGTCGCGGGTGCGCGTGCCGCTGGCGCTGGTTTCGTTGCCACGTTCCGCACGATGACGGGCGCTATTCGCGGGTTCATGGCGGCATTGGGTCCGGTTGGGCTTGCAATTATCGGCGCGTCTGTCGCCTATGAAGTGTTTGTCGGCGCGCAGCAGGAAGCAGAGGACAAGGTTAATAGCCTTACCGATGCGATGAAGGAACAGAACGCGGTCATGGGTGAGGCTGTCGCTCTGCAACTGGCGCAGGATTTGCAGGAACTTGCCTACGGTTTCGCTGAGAACACAAAGTTTGTTGACGATCTCGCGGCGCTAGGTTTGACGCTGGATGAAGTCATCATGGCTTTGATGCAGGGTGGCGACGCTATGCAGCAGTTGACGACGCGCGTTAACGAGGCGGCTGCTGGTAACGATAAGTTGCGTATGGCGGCAGGTAATGTTATCGGCACGCTGGCGATGGAGAACGAGTCTGTCAATCAGGCGCGAGCGCAGTACGAGTCTTACAACACCGCGAAGGCGCTCGCTGCCCAAGTTACAGGTCAAGTTGCAGACGCTACTACTGGCCTGACCTCCGCTACTGTGTCAGCCGCTATCGCTGCTGGTGAAGCGATAGCGCCAACGCAGGGTCTTACCTCATCCATGACGGATCTCGGAACGGCTGCTGGTGAAACAGCAACAGAGATCGACATCATGCGCCAGGAATACAACGAGTGGATCTCCGTCACCGGACAGATTGCTGCGGTGGATACCGCTGCTGCGTCCATCGATAATCTCGGTGCTGCTTCGGTTGAATTCGGCACGAACCTGATGGGGCAGACGCCGAAGGCGCGTGACTTCCGTGGGGAAGTTGTTAAGGCGTTTGAGGATTCTGCTGCTGCTGCCGCGTCGTTGTCGGACGATATTCCTACGCAGCGCGCGATCTTCACCGGGGAACTTATCAAGATCGTGAACGCGCTTAAGGCGAGCGGGGTTAAGCCTAAGGATATCGAAGCGTTCCTAGGTGCGATGGACGGGCTTCCTGCGAGCGTGTCGGACATTATGCGCAGCGCGGCTAAGGCTGTCGGGGATACGGACTTTAAAACGCAGGTAGAAAAGGCGTTCGACAAGTCCGTCAAGGCGGGTGCGCCTATGACCGCTGACGCTATGGCACGGCTCGCGAAAGGCGCAAGCACAGCGGCTAAAGATCAGTTGGGTTTGACGCTTGAGCCCGAACTAGCATCCATTATTAAGAGCGGTACTACTGCGTTGCGCCCGACAGCGTTTAACAACGGTGAATTGACGGGACGGTCTATCGGTTCCGGTGCCGCCTATGGAATTAACCAGTCGTCGCCTGTTGTGATTGCTGCTGTGGAGCGGGTCATGGCTCAGGCGAAGGCTGCCGCTGATGCTGCTGTTGACGCTCGCTCCCCGTCGCGTGTGTTCATGGGTTTGGGTAAAGACATTGTTCAGGGGCTCGCTAACGGCATCACTTACAACATTCCACGCGCTACGGGTGCCGCGTCGAAACTTGCTAACTCACTTGCTCAGGCGTTCAGTCAGGCGCTCGCCGCTAACTCCGGGTCTGTCGCTAGCGCAATCTCACAAGTGTTCGGGAACATCCCCACGAAATCACCGCTTGAGGAACTGCTAGGCGTTAAGGGCGCAGAAAAGTTCATCAAAAATAACAAAAAGGCGCTCGCGGAATTGCTTAAGTTGGGTGAAGCAATCGACGCCATTAACGAAAAGGTGCGTTTCGCGGGTGAAGGGTTCGCGTCTTTGGGTGATCTTGTGGCTCGCCCGTTCGGTCGCGAGTCGCAGATTACCGAAATGTTCGGTAGTGAAGCCGACATAGATAGTGTGATTGACGGGTTCCTGTCTATCCGCGATCAGGTGCGTCAGGCGTACTCTGTTTTGACGGATGCGTCCATCGTCGGGGAGAAGGCGGCGGCGCGTAACCGTAAGGAAATGCAAAAGACCATTGGGGAATTGCGTAAGTTGTCGGCGCAGGCTGTTGAGTTGCGACGGCAGTACGACACGGTTATGCAAGAGTTGGAAACGCTGGAACAGGATTACCAAAAGTCCATTGCTGCGAGTAATGCGTTCTACGATGCTGCTGAGAAAAAGGCAGAAGAGAACATTAAGTCGATTGAGGATCGCTGGAATAAGGCTATTCCGGCGTTGGATGCTGCGCTTAAAAAGACGACGGAGGCGTTCGACAAAGAGAACGCCGTGCTACAAAGGCTCATCCAAGAGCGGGATCAGTTCGTCGGGCAGATCAAATCAGGGTTCCGTTCGTTCGTTAATAGCCTGTCGTTCGAATCTAGCAAGGCGTCGAAGCAGATTGTTAAGGAAACGAAGCGCCTTGCTAACGGCATAACGGTGACGCTTGAGCGTGAACTGGAAGTGGGCGGCGGTCCTGCTGCTATCCGGCAAACGTTGGAAGAGCGTCTTGCCGCTGTGCGTGATTTCTCCCGCAATATTCGCACGCTTATGCAGCGTGGGCTTGACCCGTCGTTGGTTCAGGATTTTGTTTCGGCGGGTGTGTCGGGTGCGGGTGACGCGGCTGCTGCTTTGGCTGCTGGTTCGCAGGAAGATATCGCGGCGATTAACTCTGTGCAGGCGCAGTTGCTCGCGGAGGCTGACGATTTCGGTGCGTATGCGTCGGCTCAATGGCATGACATTGGGGTGGCGCAGCAGCAGGCTATCGTGGGTCCGCTGGAAGTTGCGAGGGATGCGGCGCAAAAGGCGTTGGATGATGCTAATGATTTGCGTGATGAGGAACTAAAGACCGCTCGCGATCATTTGGAAACGCTCAAAGATCAGCGCCGTGATGCGTTGCTAGAGATTGAGGGCAACTATCTTGCGGAGAAAGCAAGGCTAGATGGTGAAGCGACCAAACTACAAACGCAAATGGATGAGGTCGCTGCGAAGATCGAAGCGAAGATTCTCGCGATGATGAACACGACAGCGGTTAAGAGCGCCGAAGCGGGCATGAAGGCTGGCGCGGAACTGCTCGCAGGGTTCCGCAAAAAGTACCCGGAGGTTTACGACAAACTGAACCGCCTCATGGACCAGTTGGCTAGGTCGCTTACGCGTACTGCCACGGTCACGGTTAAGACTGTGTATGACGCTACTGTGCCTGTTCAGAACGCGGGTGCGCGTAGCGGTCGTGCGCGTGCAGCGTTCACCCCTGACCCAACCGGGGTTAACGTGGGTACGGTTTCGGTGCCTTACGCATCTAGCGCCGCACCTGTCAGCACGAATAACGTGTATCAGATTACGGTTAACGCGGGTGTGGGTGATCCGCGCGAGATCGGGCGCGTGACGGTCGAAGCGATCAAGGCTTACGAACGTTCTAACGGTCGCGTGTTTGCGAGCGCCTAATGTCTCTGACTGTCCGTATCGGTTTCGACCTTTCCGCTATCGGTGACCCGACGCTGTTCACGTTGGATGATCCGGTGCAGGGCGAGTTGGATTCGGTATATGTATTGGGCGGCACGCTGTTCCAAGATGTTACGTCGTATGTGCGTGGGGTGAGTGTGCGGCGCGGTAGGTCGCGCAGGTTGGACAAGTTCCAGACGGGAACAGCCACGGTCACGCTAGACAACACAGGCAGAGTGTTCGACCCGGAGTATTCCGGTAGCCCTTATGTGGGGCAGATTCAGCCACGACGCCCGATACAGATAACTGACGGGGTTAACTTCCTGTTCGTCGGGCTGATCGAAGATTGGAACCTTGACTATTCGCTGAACCGGGACAGTATCGCTACCGCTCTGTGTGTGGACGGGTTCACGTTGCTGGCGTCGTCGGAACTGGCAGGGTTTACGGCGTCGGCTACGTTGCCGGGTGCCCGTATCTCTGAGGTTCTGGACCGCCCGGAAGTGTCGTGGCCTGCGGGTTCCCGCGATATCGCTACGGGTACGCAGCAGTTGCAGACCGATACGGTGAGCGAGGGCACCGGGGTTCTCAACTATCTGCAAATCGTAGAGGAAACGGAAGCGGGTGCCCTGTTCGTAGGGTCGGACGGTGTGCTTACGTTTAAGGGCAGTAACACTCCGTCTGCGGCGATCACGGGCATAACATTCACAAGCCTAGATGAAGGCGTTGATACTCCATATGACAGCGCGAGTGTCACCTACGACGCGTTAGATGTGAAGTACTCGTTCGATGCAATCGTCGGAACCTACGTCAAATTTAACGATATCGGAGTGGAGTACGGTACGGAGACTTTGCATAACCGGGTTGTGGTGGGGCGCGCGAATAGTGCGACGACGGCGACGGCAGATGACACGACGAGTCAAGCAGCGTTCGGTGTTTCTACCTTGTCGCGCACGGGTTTGTTATTCGCGAATGACGATCAGTTAGCACCTATGGCTGAATACCTCGTGAACCGTTACGGCACGCCGCAGGTTCGTATCCGTAGCGTCGGCGTGGACGTAGGAAACAGCATCTACAAATCTCAGTTGTTGGGTTTAGAGTTCGGGGATGTTGTGCGCGTCAGGTTCACGCCTAACGGTATCGGTGACCCTATCGACCAGTACCTAACGATTGAGGGTCTATCGCATGAGATAAGTCCATCGCGGCATCAAATGACCTTCCAGTTTGAGCGCATCACCTACTTCCCGTTTGAGTTGGACTCAAGCGATTACGGTATCCTTGACACTAATGTTTTGGGATTGTGAGGGCTAATGGCTGGCGCAGGTAAAAAGACTTTCGTTGCAGGTGATGTTCTCACCGCATCGGACGTTAATTCCTATCTGATGGATCAGAGTGTGATGCGTTTTGCCACGGCATCGGCTAGGTCTAGCGCGTTGCCCTCACCGTCTGAGGGAATGGTCGTCTACCTAGACTCCACTAATGCGGTGGAGGTCTATGACGGTTCATCTTGGGTGAGTGTTGCGGGTGACGAAATACCCTTTGCTCAATATGCGACGCGCGTTATCGCTCCGCTTGGATTCTCATTTGGTCCGGGCGATGGGATTACTACGGCGGCTACCATCACATTCCCCACCGGGCGGTTTAGTGTGGCGCCTATTTGCTTCACAACTCCGATTAGTAATGCTGCGGGTTCGTATCGCTTGATGTACACGCCTGACCCTAGCGCGTCAGCGGTAACGGTTTATGTGACGAACGCTAACATTTCGGCGTCAGTTGCAAGCGTGGCGTTCGCGCTCACGGCGATTCAGATGACATCAGGGAGTGCGGCAGGATGAGCGAACCTACACCCTCATATGACCATGTGGCAGAGTGTTCTAGTCTGTGCTTGCGTCCACCATGCCCGAACGAGGGGATTGTCTACGATGTTCCGTCATTGGACGGGCGTATCTCGCAGATGATTTGCGGAACGTGCGGCGTTAACTTTACTGCTAACGTTGTTCCGAAGGAGTAGGCGGTGGCAGGCACAAGTAACTATCCCGGTGCGCTAGACAACTTCGCAGAAGCATCCCCGACAAACCTGGGGGATGAAGACAGTACAGGGCGTACCCATAGTGAGCGTCACGACGACCTAGAGGCCGCGATGGAGGCGGTGCAGGAGGAATTGGGCGTCGATCCTGCTGGCCTGTCTGCGTCCACGGTAGCGGCACGATTCACTATTATTGAGGGCTCTTATCTTACGGCGTCTGCCGCGTCTGCCGCTTATCTAACGCAGGCTAGTGCCGCGTCCACCTACCTTACACAAAGCAACGCGTCATCCACTTATCTAACGCTTGATACCGCTTCCGCAAACTACCTTACGGCGTCGGCGGCGTCGCTAACATACCTAACGCAAGCGAGCGCGAACTCAACCTATTTGACGCAAGCGACCGCTTCATCTACCTATCTCACTCAGGCGAACGCTTCCGCTGCATATCTCACTAAAACAGACGCCTCCGCTACTTATCTTTCTCAGGCTGACGCGGTTGCAGATTACTTGACGGCATCGGTAGCGTCAGCGACCTATTTGGCTCAGTCTGACGCGTCAGCAACCTATCTCACGCAGGCGAACGCCTCAGTAGTTTATTTGACTCAGGCTAACGCAAGTGCTACCTATCTAACGCAGGCTAATGCGAGCGGCACATATTTGTCACAGGCGAGTGCTGCTGCAACTTACTTGACTTCCGCAAGCGCCGAATCGACTTACATCCCATCGTCAATCGTTACCGCAGCGGGTGATCTCATCGTTGGGGCAACATCGGGGAGCGTCGTTCGCTTAGGTAAGGGTCCGACCGATTACGTACTTACGTCAGGATCGGCGGGTTTAGAATGGTCAGCGGCAAGCACCGTCGCGCCGCCACCTGTGTTTAGCGATGAGGATGCTTTCCCCGTCGTCTTTCTTATGATGGGAGCATGACATATGGCTACTGACTACAAAGTATTGGGCCAGTCTGCCCCTTCTGCAACAACGCCCACGAATCTTTACACGGTGCCCTCTGCGACTAAGGCTGTCGTTTCGACATTGTTCGTGTGTAATCGGGGAGCAGCAGCGGCAACGTTTCGCATTTCGGTACGACCGGGCGGCGCTTCACAAGCCAATCAGCATTACATTGCTTACGATATTTCGATTGACGCTAACGCGACCATTCCTTTCACAACTGGTATCACTATCGGTGCGTCAGATGTTTTGACTGTCTATGCGTCTACGGGGGATATGTCATTCTCTGCGTTTGGATCGGAGATTACCTGATGAGTATTGAGCAGATTCCTGCGCGTCAGGCGGCTGGCGGTGCGGTTATTTCATGGAATCCTATTCCCGCTACAGGAACTTACGCCTTGCAGGAACCCCTTGATGCTGGACTGTATCGTGTCGTAACGGATACTACGCAGAGCATTGCATCAGCGAGCGTTAAGATTCTAGGCTCATCCGGTTATCAGTTCGGTAGCATCGCTATTCGTGGTGGATTGGGTTATGTTGCTGTCGCTGATACGGCAGCATCTTTCAGCGTTAACGCTGGAACGTTCCCTTTGCTTATCGGGTTTGAGAAGTTGGAAACATACGCGCTGCGTAGTGCCCCAACGAATGTTTCTGCCGATTACACTAGCGCCTCCGCGCCCTACACGTTTACCGCGTCGTACACCGCTCCCCCCGGCGCAGCGAGTATCGGCATCTTTTGGCCTAACGGCACGTTTACAAACTACGGTGCTGCAAGTGGATCATTTTCCGGTTCTCTTGTCGGGATAACACCTACTAGTGGCTCTACGGTGTCGTTCATTATCGCCGCTAGCGACGCTAATGGAATCTTTGGTATCGGCGCTTCCGCATCTGAGCCGTTCCCGTATTATCTGTTTACGTCGTCTGGTACTTACACGCCTCCCCCTGGCAGTAGTTTCGCTGATGTGTGGGTTGCTGGCGGTGGCGGTGCTGGCGGCGGCGCGACTAGCAGTTATTCGCGCGGCGGCGGTGGCGCTGCTGGCACCCTTGTCCACTCTGCGTCTGTTGCTACTAGTGCATCTGTATCCGTGACTATCGGCGCTGGTGGCACGGCGAACGCGAGCGGTAGCGGTGGCACGGGCGGCGCGTCAAGTTTCGGCGGCGTATCCGCTAGTGGAGGTGTAGGCGGCGCGGTCAGCGGTTCTAACGGTCTTAATGGTGAGGTAGGTAGCGGGGCGGGAGCGCCACCGAATCGCACAGGTGGCACGGCGACTATCGGTTTTGCGGGAGGTAACTCTAACTACGGTAGCGGCGGCGGCGGCGGCATGGGTGGCGCTGGCGCTAACGCAACGGGCGCATCCCCTAGCGTTACCCCCGGTGGCAGCGGATCGGTTGTCTCTAGTGTCACGATCTCTAGCGGAGGAAACGGGGCGAACAGGTGGAGTCCGACCGGGTCGCTTGTGCAGGGTGGCGCTAATCCCGTTAGGGGCGGCGGCGGCGGTGGCGCGTCGAAGGCTACCGGGGCAAATGTCGCCGGATCGAACGGCACCGATGGGATCGTTCTCGTCAAGGCATTGTTCTAGTGAGTGAGTAGGTGACTATCCATTATGGCTATTTATGCTATTCACGACGGTAGCAACGTTGTTAATGTAGTCGTGGCAGATTCGTTAGAAAGCGCACAAGCCAATGCTGACGGCAATCTCCAAGTAGACGAAGTAACTGACGGCTTGGTCAGCGTAGGGTGGGAAGCGCACGACGGATACTGGCGTCCTCTTGCTACTTATCCTTCATGGGTTTGGAACGCTGATTCGCGCGAGTGGGAAGCGCCGATTCCAGAGCCGGAACCTACTGAGGAACTGCTGCATTATTGGGATGAAGATACCGTGTCGTGGGTCGCTTACGAAAGACCAGTAGGCTAACTTAAGCGCCATGAAGGTTCACTTCATGGCTGGTATGCCACGTTCCGGCACGACGCTGCTTGCGTCTATTCTGAATCAGAATCCCGCCGTTTACTGTTCGCCCAATAGCCCTTTGTATGAGCATCTGCGAGATATTGACACGGCGAACTATGAGAGTTACCGCATGGGCGTGATGCAAGATTGTAAGCGCAGCCTGCTTAATGGAGCCATAGACAGTTTCTACAAACACAAAGATGCCGATGTGGTCATAGATAGGTCAAGGGTATGGGGCGTGCCCTACTACATGAGGTTGTTGCGTTATGCGCTAGGGATGAACAGCCCGAAGATACTTTGCCCAGTGCGACCATTAGCGGAAGTGGTCGCATCCTTCATCGTCAAAGCGCAGGCTAATCCCAATAACTTCATAGACCGAAGCATGATGGAACAAGACTTTTTGCCCCTGTGGAGAAAGCCAATAAATGATGCGCGGGTGGATTGGTTGCTGAGTCCCAACAGCATGTTAGACACGGCGATACTGAGCGTGCATACGGCTCTAAGGTCTGAGGATAAGCATCTATTTCATGTGTTCTCCTATGACGATCTAGTCGGCAAGCCGGGTGACACGATGGACGCTATTTACGATTTTCTCGGGCTTGACAGTTTCTCGCATGATTACGCGCGCATCGCTAACACGGAACCTTACGACGATATGAACGCGTTTGGCATCCCCGATCTGCACTCTGTCGATCACAAGATTCGTCGTAGCCGGGTGGAGCCGGAAACTGTTTTGTCTCAGTACGCATTAGAGCGATGTGCTCTGGAAGACTTTTGGACGGGGAAACTTGATGACCGATAACGATTTGCCGCTGGTGCAGCCGCGTTTAATAGCAGGCGCGATAGAAGTTTACGACGATGCGTTTGACCCGGATAGTGCATTATTTCGACGCTTGATGGATACTGAAATGTGGGAGCGGTCGAAGGTCGGAACTGACAATGTTGTATCTGAGGTACGCACTAGCAGTAACTACTTCCTGAGTTTGTCATCGCTGTCTAACCCGGTAGATGTATTCATGTTTGGTCGCACGCTGTATGCCTATCTTGATGATTACGGTAAGCGATACGATGTGGCGTTCGCAGGCATTGAGGATGTGTGCATTAACCGCTATCAGCCGGGGCAAAGTTACCGCAAGCATAGCGATGCTGGTCCGGGCTACAATCGCGTGATCTCGGCTTTGGTTTATCTTAACGATGTTGCATCCGGTGGCGAAACGGTATTCACGTTGTTTGATGAGGCTGTAACGCCTAGGGCTGGCAGGCTGGTTATCTTCCCGTCTAACTATGCGTATGCGCATGAGGCGCGACCCCCGGCTATGGGAATCAAGTATTCGTTAGCGGCGTGGGCGATTTCCCTATGAGGATCGCTGTAGTCACTTCCTTGTTCGGTGCGTATGACCCGCTTTCCCCACCGCCTGCGGGATTCGATGACGCCGTGTGCGTAACGGATTCGGCAAACGGTATCCCTGACGGCTGGCGAACGGTAGCGCAAGAGGGCACGGATGATCCACGCCTAGACAGCAAGACCGCGAAGATGCAGCCGTGGCGTTACACGAACTGTGACGCCGCTATCTACCTAGACGCATCCATCGAAGTAACATCCCCTGATCTCCGCGCATGGGTGGAATTGTTGCTCGCGAGGCATGACCTCATCGTATGGTCGCACCCGGAAGGTCGGACCTGTTATCGGGATGAGGCGGCGGTCTGTTGGGACTGGCCTAAATACTCGGGGTATGACTTGCGCGGTCAGATCGCAGCGTATGAGGCAGACGGGATGCCTGCGG